CGGCCGGGTGCTCGGGTACTCCCGCCGCGGCCTGCACGATCCGGCGGCCTAAGCCATGACCACCAAGCCCGAGGTTCCGATTCTGACGGCGGAGATGGTTCAGTTGGTAGATTGCTTTTGGCCGGAAGAACAGGCTGCACTGGACGCCATCGCCAACGGCACCGCCAAGGTCGTGTCGGCGGAGAGGCTGGCGGAGTTGGAGGAACGGGAGAAGGCGTGGCTGCACTTGACCGGCGGTCCGAAGCCCGCCAATTGGATCGACCCTGATGATTGCGAGGAAGAACCATGAGCTTTATCTGCCCATATTGCGGCGCTGAACACGGTTGTATTTCCGGCCTGAACATGCCGCTGTTAACCGAACAGCGTACCGCCGAGCTTGCCGAACTCGCCTCCCTGCGCGCCCAGGTGAAGGCGTTGGAGGCGGATGCGGGGAGGTATCGGTGGCTGCGCGATCAGGTGTTTTTTTGGGATACTTGTGAAGACTGGCTTGACCATAACGGCGACGGGGAAGGCTTGGGGCCAGATGACTGCGACGCGCTTATCGACGCCGCGATGAAGGAGAAGCCATGAGCACGGCTATGAGCAGGACGCCCAAGTATTCGGGCCGCTTCTGCTTTTGGTGTTCCGTCGATTTGTCTCTTGGCGCAGGATTTTTCTGCCGAAAATGCTACCGCCTAAGAAGCAGAGCAATTAAAGAACTAACGTGTGGACTGGCTCCTCGTTTCGGGTCAAGATCGGCTGTGGAAAAACAAATTCGGCCCCTGTTTTCTCCGCCATCGGATGATCCCGTTGTGGCTATCGAAGGACGAAATGGCCTCCTATTTAAGCTTAGGAGTGCAGCGTAATGTCCGCCTACCCCAACCTCGAACGTTTCCTGAGCGCGGATGAGAGGCGGGCGCAGTTCGGACCCGCCGTCTCCACCATCGCCCCCGAGATTCGCGCGCTGCTGGCCGAGACGCGCGCTCTGGAAGATGTACTGCGGCAAATCGTCGAACAGCGGGACGCGCTGCTGGCCGAGGTCGAAAGGTTGAAGGCGGCGCTGGCCGCGTCGTGCGATGAGCAGCGGCATGAACTGTCGCCATGTCCGCGCGCTGCCGTGCCGCCCGACCCCGACACCCTCCGCTGCGCGCTCTCCGATGCCTGCCATGAAGCCTTTTCCAACGGCGACGGGCATCTGCTGCCCGAGCATCTGCAGGCCGAGCTGGCTAAGCGGGGGTTGAGGATTGTGAGGATATGAGAACGTCGTGAAGCGAATCCTGGAGATTCTGGCGCTGCTGTCCTTGGCTCTTGCCGCAGCAACGATGGCCGGTCTGATAGTGAAGGTGCTGCGCTACCAGGACGCAGCCCGTCACCCGGTTACTGGTCCTCCTGCGTCGCCACGGCAGGTTCGGCCGGCGCTGCCTTGGGCGAGGCCAAAGCCGGCGGCGCTGCGTTATCGCGTAGACGAGCCCTGACTCTGGCTCGTATCTCTCGTGGTGGCATGCCGCTTTTTGCCATCTGTTCGATAGCTTCTCCAGTACGGCCAATATCAATCAACTGATTTATCGTCATCGGTAACTGACTGCGCAGACCGGGGATGCCTTCCTGAATGGCTGGCACAAAGCCTTTCGTCTCTCTGGAATAAGGCTTACCGCTCAACTGTCCAGTCAGGCTCAAGATAGGCTTGTCCATGTCCATCTCGCGGGCGACCCACTGTGCCACACCAGGAACTACCTTGGACTTTGCTAGCTCTCCGAGATAAGTGGCAAGACCTTCCGACATGGTTTTGGACTGTCCGATCTTCTCCCAATCTGCCGTCTCGCGCAGGAACGGAACTTCGCTGACGAGGCCGAAAGCGCCGTGGAGCATTCCTTCCCACAAGCCTTCATGTTCATCAGGGTTACGCTTGTTGATCGCCATATCAGCCACGCGGCGCACTGTAGATCCAAGTTGTGCTGCTTGGAAGGCCGGAGCCTCAGTCACCGACTTAGGCACGTCCACGCCATTGATCCGAACGAATCCTGGCCGCACATCCTCCGCTGAACGCTTCTCGTTCTTTTGGTAGTACCCACCGAACATCTGCGGAGCGAAGTAACCAAGCAGAAGTAGCGGACCTCCAATGGCACCCTTCTTGAGTTCCCGCATGATCTGATCGGCTTGTTCCGGCTCCAGGCTCTCGATGCCTTTCCTGATCGCCAAAGCGTATTTGGCACTGCCAGTAGCAAGGCCGGCGGCATATTGCATCGTCTCCGCAACGATATTGGTCGGGACTCTAACGATGGGGAATACGGTACGCATAGCTGTGGCAGCGATCTTGCCGCCAACGCTGGCGTGGCCCTCCTTGTCCTTGCGCTCCATCCGGCCGATGGTTTCGTTGAAAAAGTCTACTACTCTATTGTCGCCCAAGAAGATCGAACGATTGGCTTCCTTCCAGGCGTTGACCCCCATCTGGAACTTGACCATCGGATCTTGTACGTCAATGCCTTGGGCGATGTAATTGCTAGCTTGTTTCTCGAAGGCCCTGGCAAACTCGGCTTCCTTCACGGCGTTCTTGAATGCACCGTGGCTCAAGCCGACCCAATCAGCCAGAGAGTCTGGCTGCACGTCACTCTCTTTCAGGTTCTTATCGGAACCATGGCCGTACAACAGTTCTTTCTCAGTGTCGCCACGCTTGGCGAGATAGTTGCCGAAGTGCTTGTGGTAATTGACCAAGCCCTCTCGCAGAGCTTTGGCCTCTGCCTTGGCGTTGAGGCCACCGCCTTGGATCGGCGCTCTCTTGGACAATTCTGGCAATAGGTAATGGAAACCTTGCCCAGCCAGTTCCTCAATGGGGCGCGTCACGAGCCGTGCGGCAGCAGCTGCGGTTAGTTTCCCGAAAACTGCTGGCGACGACAATAGGAAAGCACGGCTCCAGCGAGTATAAAAGTCAGCCCACTTCTCGTATCCGCGACGGTTTTCGAGGCGCTTGGTGAGCTTGGCCTTCTGCCATTCTTTCTTGGCTGCGTTAAGCTCGGCTTGAAGTTTGTTGCCTTCCTCGTCCATGACCAGCGGGCGACGTTCCTTGGCCGAGAAGTCTCCCCTAGCAGTGCGCTCCAAGGTATCCGCGATAATCCCGTGTACGCGCGTCTTCCACGCCTGTAGGGCGATCCGGTTCTTTTCCTCCGGGGACATGGCCTTCTGGCGCATGTCATTGAGTGTTCCATTTAGCTTGTCGCGCTCAGCACGCAAGGCTTCCAATTCTGGACTGCTCAGTTTCTCAGGAGCGCCTGGCTTGGAGATGTCGCCAAGACTGATCTTTCGATTCAGTTCGTCAATCCGGCCGCGGACCTGCGCCATGGCGTCTTCAAGATTTTTCTGCCTGACCAGAGGGTCGGCATTCTTCAACGTCTCGAACTCCTGTTTGAGCGCGTCCCTGCGGGCCTTAAGAGCGTCAAGTTCCTTGCTGCTGACTGGAGGCTTTCCAGGTTCCGGCTGGAAATCCTTTTCCTTGATGCGCTGCTCGTAACGGTCAATGGACTTTTGTACCGCCTTCTTGGCCGCCTCGATCCGCTGCTCGTCGGTCATCTCCGGCTTTCCAAAGATGTCATCAAACTGCTGCTTCAAATCGTCTCGATGCTTCTTCAGCTCCTCGGCCTCGGCGTCGTATTTGACCTTGGTCTTTTCATCGACGAATTTCTTGCCAGTCGCGATCTGATAATCCAGGTCCGATATTTGGTTGCGCAGGCGCGTCTTAATGCTGGCCAGAGCGCCTTTGAGGGTGTCTTCAGTTTTCCCATCCAAGAAGCCGGCCCGACGCTTAGCCTCGTTTACTTGCTGGATCAGGCGACGTTCTTCATCGCTGGGCGTGCGCCGCTCCATGCCGGTCTTTAGAGGCGCCTTACCGGCCTCGATGTCCTGAAGCTTGGCGACTTGCTGGGCCTGTCCGCGTAGATCGCGCAGGGTGGCCTTCACGGCATCCGGATTGAGTTTCTTGAAGTCGCCGTATCCGGAAATGGCATCCATGGTCTGACGACGGGTAATGTCCGGTGCCACGTGCTGCTTCAGGACTTGGTGAACGGCGTCCACCAGAGGATCAAGTTTGTCGACTCCTTGGCGAATGAATGACTCGCATAGGCGTTGGATGTAACTCCCCATATCTTCCAGAGGCTTGCCACCGTCGAAGTCCTTTTTCATTGACTTGACGATTTCGCCAGCATCCTTCTTCGGAGCGCGCTTTCGTCCAGCCTTGGTATCAGCCGCGTCTTCCCCTTTGACCTTCGTCTTCAGAGCATCCACGACCTCCTTGCCTTGGTCTTGGGATGCTTTCTCGTCAGCCTTGACCTCCTTCTTATCCACGGCCTTTTTGGCGTCGTTGATCCTCTTGTTTGACTTTTCCACGACCTTCCGGTCAGCGTCAGTTAGCGGCGCGCCATGGGCTGCTGTGCGGTATTGTTGGGCCATGGAGGCGAGTTCATAGCTCTCGTCCGCCATCATCTTGCGAGCGGCAAGGCCACGGCCTTGTTCGGCACCTACGGAGCGTAGAACTTTGTCCAAAGCATCCATGTCATCTTCGATGGCGGCTGTACGAGTGGCGTATTCGCCCACCGTGGCTTCGTCAGAGCCGGCATCGTTCACCAAAGCCATGGCCTTCTGATAGGCGTTATGCAGTGTGACACGGCGATGCAACAGCATCGCGTTCTCCACGTCGTTGAGAGGACGTGGCTTGGCTCTTACCTCATCTACTAGACGGCCAACCGATTCAGGGTCTTCCATGATCCGTTCTTTGGCCTCGTCCCACGATTGGCCAAAGCCTTTACTTGCCGCCGACTCCAAAGGCGGAAGTCCGCGTGCCTCACGTTCCTTATCTACCGTGGCGTGCTTGATGCCGGTGATGTTAGAGGCATAGTCAGGGTCCAATGAGAAGTCGGTACTCGCACCGCCTTCAATCTTCGCCTCAGAACCACTCTGGCTGAATGCCGGCACCGCCTCACCTCCACCACCGCGCTCCGGCCCAATCTCCTCCAGCGCCTGCCGCACTGCAGCTCTGGCACCTTCGATGTCCTGCACGAAGCGTGATGCCTGACGGCCCAACTGGTCCGGCGTAGCGCCACCCAGGCGCTGCACGGTGCGATCGAGGAAGTCCTGAACGTGTGCCATGACGCGGCGGAATACGGACGGCTCCAGGACCTTTTGCAGTTCGCGGATGAAGGCTGGGTCTGCGAAGTGGTCGCCTACCGTCTCGGCCAGGCGCTCCTCGGTCAAATTGTCCTGCGACAAATCCGACATGCCCAATTCGCGTCGACGCTCGAACAGCATCTTCTCGAACCGCTTGCCAACTTCGGTGTTGAGAGAACTGGCGATGTTCTGCAGCAGCCGGTTGTAGGTGTCTGGCTGCTCGCTGCGCAGGGAATGCAGGAGCTCGTGGCCGATGATCTGTGCATGCGGCTTCGTCGCATCGGCGTTGATGTACAACTTGTTGCCGCCAATGTGCACGCCCCGGACTTCCGGCACGTCGCCCTTGAAGAAGACAACCTCTCGGCCGAACATGCGCTGTATGGCGTTGGCCAGGGCGCGGTTGGCCCTGCTGGTGGCTGGGACGCGCTCTAACTTCACGTCGCGGCCCAATTGCTCCGGCTCCGACATCTGGTTCTGCAGGTCTTCCAGGCTACCGGGTTCCGCTGCTGTGTGGCGCATCGCTGCCGATGGGCGGTACTGACTTTCTTTTCCATCCTCAACGCCTTCCAGTGAGAAGAACGGCTCATGTTGGCTGGGCAGTCCCTCACGGCTAGCGGTCAAGCTCCGGCCATTGGCGATGGTGTCGAAATGCCGGATTCCCACGTCGCGCGCGAATGCCCCGATGTTTGCAGAAGCTTTCAGGTCGGCCGGCGCGTCTCCTGTCTTCAGGATCATGTTAGAGGCGTTGGAGCGGTCGATGGCCCGCAGCAGCACTCCCGCGCCGCTGGCCGTATCACCAGTACGCAGTTTGCTCATCTCATTGACATTTATCGGCACCCAACCGACCGGTTTGTGTTGGAAATCCAGCAATAGCACTCCACTCGGCTCTGGCATCTTGCGGGTCAGGCTGATTGCCTTTTCCATTGAGCTTACCGCCTCTGGCCGCTCTCCGACCATCTTCTCGAACCGGCGTCCGGTGACCGGGACTTCGCTGGTGCGGACTGCAGGGGCGATGGATATTTCCCTGGAAGCACCGCCATTCTCTATGTCGTAGAACGAGGCTTTGCCGTCCGGGGTAACCACCACCATGCCCTTCGGGTCGATGCCGGTACCGCGCAGAGCTTTGGTCAACCGGTCGGTGAGCGAAATATCGGCCCGGCTCTGGTGTACCGCACCACTGGGATGGTTGTGGGCGAACCAGACTTTCTTAGCGCCTGGAACGGCGTGAATGCTGCCCATAAGCCCAGCAGGGTCAACGCTCGCTGCGTCCTTAACCCCGATGGTGTGCCGCAGCACTGCGAGCGGCTTGCCATCCTTGTCGGTGACCAGGGCCAACATGCTTTCCTGCGGCTCGCGCCGAAGTGGGGCAATGACATGGGCAGCTTGCTCAGGCGTGGTAACCCGGTCAATTCCAGACCGGAACGTGCCCGTGCGGACCGCCTTTACGGTGCGCCAGAACTTCCCTTCGGACCGCGGCGGCGCGGCGGCAGTGTCACGACCTTTGGCGGAGAACAGGTCGAGCTGGCCCTGTATGGGGGCGGGGGACTGAATGTCTGCACCCGTTCCGGCAGCCTTGTTACCCCGTTGTAGGTTGGCAGCTTCTCGCTCATCGTAGTTGTACTCGGTTGGCTCGAATAGGGACTGCTGGCCATGTGCGGTGGCTTCGTCTGCCGCTCGATCAGATCCGGTCAGGCGGAGGTCATTGGCGGATTTGTCGGCAGCGGCCTTCTTCGCTTCTTCATCCGCCTTGGCCTTTTCGGCGGCAGCGGCTTCCTTAGCGGCTTTCTCCTTGGCCGTTACGTCTTCGGAGGTATGGGTTTCTAGCTTGAAAGGCTCTTTCTCTGTTGGAATCTCTCCGCCGGCAGCGATGATCTGCTTGTGGATGTCGTCGCGCTCAGCGTGAAGGTCGTCCAGGACCTGCTCAGCAGCCCTGCGCTCAGCCTCTCCCGGCTCTATGCCGGAGTCTTCATTGTGTTTTGCGAGCGCCCTGATCTGCTTGGCGTAGTAGTCAGGCACCTTGGTTGTCAGAAGACATTTGGCTAACTTTTTCATTTGCCCACCATGTCAAGAAACACCATCGCTATCTCGAATACGTCCCCATCGTTTTCGTCGATCCAGGGTTTTTGTTTTGTAAAACCACTGGGTGCAAAGCCTCCTGACTCAACCGTCTCGGCAGATGGCTTAGGTGAAAGATTGCATAGCAGGGCTGCGAGCATGGATCAATTCAGTGCAGCCTTTGGTACATCGGTCTTGCAGAAATTAACCACGTTTGTTTCGCCTGTTGCTGAGGTTGTCAGGCCGAGGTACATGAATTCCTGGGCGGTTCCGGTGTTGATCGCTGCCAGGGTAAGCGCTGTAGCGGCCAGCGCACCATAACCTGCACCGTTGTGAGTGCGCAGAACCATGGCGGCCGGTGTCACCGATGCTCCCGTGGAGGGCAAGGTCATGCATACCTTGATGTCGGCAGTATCGATCGCGGCCGTGCCGGCCGAACTGGCAGCCGTGGTAATGAACGCCGCATCGGTGCCTACCGCTCCGGTCGTGCCGTAATGTGCCTTGATGATGTGTGTATCCGTTCCGGCGGCGGTTTTGGATATGCCCACATCCCAGCAAATTTGCAGTCCTGTCTGTGCCCATTGCGGAGGCAGCTTGACCAGCGTACCTGGGATCACAACCTCGGTCGCGGCCGTGCTCGCCAGCGAGTTTCCACTACACCCTGGGCCATTGCTGCCCATGTTGCCGGACAGTGTTCCGTTGCCGGTCCATTCGAAGATCGGCCCCACCGGCATCTGTGTTGCTGACGCGGTTACGCCTTCGATCACAGGCATCGCGTCGCCATTACCTACCTGATAGCGATCCCAGTAGTTCGGCCCTGACAAGAACGATTGCAGGGTGCCGGTTGAGGTCAGGCCCATTGCCACCACACCGCCACCGCTTGGGCCGCCAGCGTCACCGTCGTAGAAATGGATATTTCTGGAAGTGAAAGCGCCGCTGACTGCACTGGCCTCAAAACGCACGCCAGGACGACGCACGCGGTTGATGGCGCCATCGTTGGTCGAATTGCCGCCGTTCATCACCTGCTGGTATAAGTTGGCCGAGTCGGCATTGTGAAATTCGAAGCAGGCTGGGCCATAGTTGGTACCGTAGGACCAGCGGCCTTGGTTCACGGTGTAAAGGTTGGTGTTTGTGGTGGAAGTGCCCTCCGTCATCCAGCACGACCCGTTGTTGGGGCTGGCTTGGACGATGTTGGCACCCGTACTCATCGTCGGGTTCTCGCCAGCAGCATCCGTGCTGACGCCGCAACTGGTCAAGGTGGTGGTTCCGCCGCCGCCCTGGCAGTTGATGTAATAGACCGACCCATTGTTGGCAGTGAACCAGAAATAGCCTGGGGTGAAGAACCCGTTGGCGGCAGCAATGGATATGCTTTGCGATCCGGCGGCTGTCATCACCTGACCGCTGGAACCCGCCGCAATAGTGGTCGGCGTCAGACTCACAGCGGTTGAGACATTCGACTGCGGTGTGTTGGTGTTGTCGAGTTGTCGCGCGCCGATGTTGTCCATGATCCCCCGCCCGGTGGACGCGGTGATGCCGGTCATGTTGGCAGTGCCGAGGTCAAAGGCGTTGAGCGCATCGACGACGAACACGCTGCGGAAGTCGAAGCCCGTGACATCGATGAGCCTCAGGCCCGTCGCGCATGGGTTCTGGTCGCCATTGCGGCAATCGATTCCTATACCATAAGCTCCGGCCCCATTGATGGTCTGGTTGTTCGCGGTGATTGCCGAGAACTGGACGAAGCCGTTGAAAGCCGTGCCGCCATCGTTGTTCGTACCCCACCAGACCAGATAGGTTCCTCCAGCCTTGGCATAATTGCCGGCGTCCTGGTTGGCAGGCATACCCTGTCCGACAAGGACAGCCCCCTGCGTGAATAGCAACGGCGACGGGCAAGCCCAGCGGTTGGTCGCGCTGGGCGGGAAGTAAACATGAACACCAGGATAGGCAAGACCGTTGACGTAGCTGACAAGGCTGGCGCACGCGGTGGTGTTGTCTGTACCCCACTGGACTGCGTAGGCAACACTGGTCGTAGCCGTCACCGTCGTTGCCGGGTTCGGGCTTACATTGACTGAGGTGGTCGAGTTGAACGCGCTGATCGTCCCGACATAGGTAGCGCCATTGGTGCCGGCGCCGCGAATCGTGATGCGCTTGCCTACGTCGGTCGAGGCGAACGGCGTGGAGGCGCAGGAGTTGGGGCAGTTGATCGTGGCATTACTAGCGGTAGCTACAACCTGGGTGCCGGTAGTCGTGATCTCGTATGCAACCTTGTGGTCACCTACCATGCCAAAGTCGGCAGCAGCATCCACATGCCCGACGATACGGTTGTAATTGGCCGACGTGATGCCGCCTGGGTTGGTGCTGTTTGCAGGCTGCAAGGTCAGCGTGTTGGTGCTGATCGAGCCGCCATTGGCATTCGGCGTCGATCCGAACGTGCCCATCTGGATGGCCGTACAGGTTGAACCCAAGGTGCAGGTCTGACCGTTGACCGTGGTGCTGCTGTTAGCCAACTGCGCATTGGTCACGGTACCGCTGAGCGATGTGGTGGGGATGGTGGTGCTGGCCGTCCACGCGCTGCTGCCGTTGCCGTAGAGATATCCGGTCAGGCCGGTGCCGCCGCCGAACGAGGACAGGGGAATCGTGCTGGCCGCAGTAAACGACGGCGCGCCAGTCGATCCGATGAAGTTGCCGAACAGCGTTCCGGTGCTGGCGCTGGTCAGGCTGAACGTCAGCGCCGGGGTAGTGCTGGCCGTAGCGACCGACGTGGTGAACAGTGGCGATAGGCTGCCCGCGCTGAAACTGGTCACAGTGCCAGAAGCGCACGGGCCTCCAGCATCGCCCAGTGCACCAGTGGTGCTGCTGTAGTTGGCGCAATCGCTGGTGGTCGTGGCACCGACCGATGGCAGGTTCGCGCCAGAACCCGATAGGTTCAGATTGACGTAGCTGCCGGTGTTGGTGTTGAGAACCGATACGGGCTGATCCGCTCCGGCTGCAAAAGTCAGCAGGGCAAGCCCAAGGGCGAGAAACTTCTTCACAGACCACCTCCAAGTTGGCGCCACGAAACCGTGTCGATAGTGATTGAATCGGCCGCGTTCGCGACCCAGGCTTCTGCCTGCAGATTGCCGCCGGTGGTGCCCAGGTTCACCGATACGGTGCCACGCTTGAGCGCAAAGCCGTACATGGAATTGAAGTCGGCCCGGCTATGCAGCAAGTGCACGTTGCCGGTATGGGCGATCAGGAAGTCGGCCTGCAGCCGCACGATGCCGACTTGCGCAGCGGTGAGCGCCACCGCAAGGGCGTTGCTGGTGTCGGCGCTGAAATTCAACTGCAGGTTTTTGGCGCCGTTCGTGCCCTGCACGTAGGCCAGCATTTCGCCCCGGAGGATCGTATCCACCGAAAGCGCGCCGGCGGCGATGGCGCGCGAATCGACCACGTTGCCGCTGGTGGTGCTGTTGACCACCGTGCCGGGGTTGCTGCAATAGCCGTAGGCAGTGGGCTGGAATGGGAAGAAGTGTTTTACACCGCTGGTGTCGTACCAGCACGGATAGCCCGTGGCCGGGTCTTGCAACATGACGATTTCGCCGGCCTGCTGGCCCAGCGTGGGATTGCTATCAGGCGACAGGTAAAGGCTCATAGGTGCAAGGCCCCCACCAAGTGCAATTGGCCGCCGCTGGTGCCGCTGCCGCTGGCCGCGCAGTGGATTTTTTTGGCGATCACCTGGGTGTTACTGCTGACGGTGTAGCTGCCAGCGGTAGCGATCTGCACCGGCGGGAAGCTGGCACCACTGCCGCTGGTGTTCAACTGCTTCTGCTGGATGATCTGCGTCATGGCTTAGTACGCGTAGATCGCGCCGATATTGTCGGTGGTGGCGAGGCTGAAGCCGGCATTGGCTGAAGTCCACGTCAGCGTCTGACCGGACACGGTGAAGTCGGTACCGTTACGCATCGCCTGACCATTGACGAACAGCACCACCGCCGAGGTGTTGATCGGAAGCTTTGTCAGATTGGACAACGTGTTGGTTGAGGTACACGTGACCCCAGCATCGTAGTAGAACGTACCGCTCGAACCAGGGAAGCCGGCACTGCCACCAGCCAAGTTCGAGAACAGCGCATTGAACGGGTAATCGTTGAAGCTGAAGCTGTAGGGGATGCCGATGTTGACGGCCTGATTCAGCGTCGCCGCGTGCTGCATGCCGCTGGCATCGTTGTAGTAGAACGAGACGGTGTAGACCGACGTGGCGAAGGTGATGATGCCGTAGACAGTGAAACCATCAATCTCAATGGCCTCGTTGCTCGGATAGGCCGCGACCGGGCAATAGCTGGTGCTGTTGCAGATGACGCCTTCGGTGTTGTAGGCGCCATTGGCGTTCAGGGGAACACTGGTGCCGTTGTTGCCGGCGGTCGCCAAAGCCGTTGTCAGCGGCGAGGTAACATTGAGCGTCGCGGCCGATGAGACGTTCTGGTTGGACAGAGCGACATAAGCGGCGAGGAATTTTGAAACCTGCTTTGCTTGGAACAGATTGCTCATGACTTATGCCTCTTGGTAGCGGAACTGGACCGCGTCAGTCGCCGCAAGGGAGTAGGCCAGGGTCATCGTGACGGTGTTCCCGCCGACGGTGAAGTCCTCTCCGAATACCAGCAACTGACCGTTGATGTTGGCCTGAAGGGACAGCGCATCCGGTGTTTCTGGCAGCGTGAATGAAGTTTGCCCAGGGGACACGGTAGGGGTGTACACAAACCACGCCAGAGAAAGAGCCTGGATCGCTGCAAGGATCGCGGCCAGAGTAGTGACCACTGGCGAGTCAGAAGCCTCCACTGTCGGGATGGAGTCGGCCGATGCCTGCTGGCCGATCTTCTCATTGCCCAAGCCATCAACAAGTGACACTGCCTCGGCATCAACGGGTACGCCGCCGATGTTGTTCCGGAATGTCTGCAGGCTAGCGGTCGTTCCTGCAACTGGAATAGATGCGTCGGTCATTTACTCCCCCACTTTCTTTGCTGTCATGCGGATAATACGCCCGTACATATCCCGCTCGTTGACCTTGAACTCCCACTGGCTGGCGGTGTCCCCGCCTGACACGGAAAGTTGTTCAAGGTTTTGCGTGATTCGCTGGAGCAGTTCCTGCGTGTTGCCATGGTCTGGCGACACAACTACCGGGTTGTCTCGCGCGGCCCTCATTTGTGCGGTCAGCGATAGCACGATGGCCTGGAGGGACTGCATGGTGGCATCAAAGACGTGACGCTGGCCGTCCTGTACCTTCACCAACTCCTGCGCCAGCTCAGCAAGCCCGCGGACCATGTTTTCGACGGCCTCGCTGTTGCCACTGCGATCCATCGGCGCTGAGTCTTCGCGGTCGATCAATTCCGCGACGCCAGCCTTCAGCATCCGCTCCGCGCTGTCTTTCTTCAGGACGCGAGGCATTGGAGCATGTCCTGCATGATCTTGATATGGCTGTGAATGTCTTCGAGCGCCTTATCCGCTGGTTCGCGGATGGTCATGCGCTTTCCAGTGTCCTCGTTGATGGCGACACGGCGCACCCGTATTTTGGAAAGCGGCTTGGTGGGAGCTCGCTTGGGTGCCTCCGGCTTCTTTACGGTGCCGGGCTTTGCGGTGGTTGCGCCTGGTTCTCCGGCGGCGGCGGATTGTTCGGATACTGGTTGACGGATGGAGAAATCTGGTCCACCTGGGGTTGGCTCGCCGCCGGCAGGTCGATTTTCGGCGTCCGCGGCTCCGCGATCCCGCGTCTCTTGTACCTCTCCGCCCGCAGTTCGAGGCCCCGCTTGGCCACCTTCACCCGCAAGGTAGGCGTAATCTTCCTGCGCGAGCCTTTCGGCGTGTTCATCAGCGATCCTCCTGACGGCATCCATGAAGGCTGCATCGTCGTTCTCGAATTGTACGCTTGCGCGCTCCACCGCGTCAGGGTCAATGGCCATGGCATGCTGCACCATGGCGTTTTCATCCAGGTCCTGTGCGGTCGGGTTGATGCCTTCCTCGTGGAAAGCGGCGGCTTCGGTCTGCCGGGCATCGGCTTCGTCCAGAAGGGCCTGTACATGACGGGTTTCGCGGACGGTCAGTGGTTCGCCAGCCAAGGCTTTTTTGACGGCGGCGCGGGTCGCCCGTCCTTCCGTGTTCTTGGGCAGGCCAGCGGTGCGCTGTACGTCCCCGAACCATGGCTCATTTGGCATCCATGACGTGAGGCCGGTGACATCGCCGGATTGCGGCGCCATACCGTAGTTGTCTGATTCACCGCCCTTGGATTCGTCTACTGCCCGCTGCAACCGACCCCCGAGCTGAGCCCAGCCGGCGTTGTGCGACATGCGTTCCAGTTCGGCCCGGCGGACGGGGTCTTGCAGACGCTCGTCCTGCATAACCGCGCGGCGTCGACCGGTCGGCTTTACTTGCTCTTGCGCGTGACCGGCTTCTGCTTCGGCCCCCGCTGGCTGTTGTAGATTTGCGCCGCCCTGGTCTTGGCTGCGGCCAGCGGCATTTTCTTCTTCAGCTTGTCCCTGATCGCCTCGTACTTCTTCGGCATTTTCCTTCTCCTCTGGTACTGCGGTGGTTTCCGGGGCACCGATACGCGCCTCGGGGTAGCGTTCCTTGAACTGCTCGCGGAGCTGCTGCTGCGATAGCGGCGGCTCTTTCTCCAACCGCTTCTGCAGGCGCTTGGCACCTAGATTGCGGGCCATCTCGGCAGCGGCTTCGTCGGCCTTCTCGGCGGTCTTGCCGGTGGCCAGTACCTTGCCGCTGTTGGCGTCGATCACGACATGCGAGCCGTCTTCGGCCTTCGCGGTGATGACCTCGAAGCGCTTGAGCAGCTTGCCGTGGACTGGGCTGGTGTACTTGTTTCCATCGGTGTCCAGCACGAAGCGGTTGTCCGGGGCTTCGCCGTCCTGGCGCATCTCCGGACCGCCTGGGGTCACCCGATAGGGTTCGGTGCCTACCCGGTTGGTGGTGTTGCCGCGGGCACGGGCCTCATGGGCGGCAGCATCGTTCCATGGCTGCCTCAGCTGCTCAATCTCGTTCGGGTCGAACCCTAACTGCCGGTCGCGGTGATGTTGAAGTTCGGTCGCTACCCGGTGAGCCTCATAGTAGTCCTTGCCGGCCTGCATCTCCGCTTCTTCGTCGCGCTCGTGCTTGTCGTCGGACGCCAGCAGGTTGTACGGCTTGAGGCTGGTAGCACCGGTTTCCGGGTCGGTGTGGGTCGCCCATATCCAGTCCGGCTTTTCCTTGCTGTGGACGGTGGTGCGGCCGTCCACATCGTTGCCGGCGACCAGGCCAACGTTCTCACCGGTGCGGACCGGCAGGCCGTCCTTGTTGACCGTCTCCCCGGCGCTGGGCGGCAGGATCGGGTCGCCCGGCTTCGCGCCCTCAGGCGGTGTTGCAGTAGCCGGGTCAAAAGTTGCGGACTCGGCCGGTTTTGTTGCGGAAACGGCACCTTCTGGTGCGAGTGGGGCCGGTTTTGCGGCTTCCTGGCGCTTCCGCAGGGCGTCAACAATGTCGTTTGGCGTGGTCTGGCCGGTGACCTCCACCCCGTTCTCGGTGGCGATCCGGCGCAGGTTGTTGGTGATGAAACCGGGGACTCCGCCCTGATCTACCTTGTCGAGCAGGTCTTTGGCTTCTGGCGTGATCGTTCCATGTGGAACAGTTACTGCCCCAGCAGCTTCCGGTTGTGCCGGTGCGCCAGCACTGCGTTCGCTTGGGCTACCAGCTTGCTGCCGTGCGGATTCGCCAGAACGGTCGGCTCCGGCGGCCGGCGGTGTTTCTTCGGCCGGTTCTGCCCCGGTTGGAAGTGCGGGTCCTGAACCTGCGGCGGGCTGTCCTGCCCCGGCAGTGGCTGGGCCAAGGGTATCGTCGGTTGGGTGGGCATTGACAAGTTCCTGTGCGGCTGTGGGATCGTGGCCAGCCAGATCGACCAGGGCGGCTACCTGGTCAACGGGCACGTCGTTGGGGTGATCGCCGGTCGCCGTGGCCGCGGCGGCGTGTTCGTCGGGCGTGAGCTTTGGGGCCTTGTTGATTTTTTTCGGCTCAACTGTAGGCGTTTCAGGCGTCTCGTCCGGTCCAGGGACGTAGCCTTCCGGCTGGCCTTCCAGCCGGATCATGCCTTGGTCCTTCCTGGAGTCCTTCAGCGGCAGCAGATCGTCCAGAGTGGCTTCGTTAGGACCAGGAACATAACCGGGCGGGTATCCTTCAACCTGGATCAGTCCCGGCTTCTTCTCAGCCTCTCCATGGCCTTCCAGATCGATCAGATTGCTGGCATCCGGAGCCTCCAACTTGGTGCCATAGGCGCCAGCCAGCTTGGCCGGATCGTTGATATTGTCCTGAAGGAATTTAAGCTCCGACTTCAAGGAATCGGACTTATCCTTACCAAGCAAGGCTATCTTATCTCGATTGCGTTCAACCCCCTTCGGGGTTCCGTCATCATGGAATCCAGTCGGCTCCAACGGACCGTGCAATTGATCCTGGATGTCGCTGATCCGCTTCTTGGCATGGGCCGTGATGTCGTCTACGGAGATAGTAGGTAGTTCAGGAGCGGCAGGGGGTTGAGTCGGTTCTGGCTGCTTGCCAAGCGGGTCCGCCTTGTCCGCCTTGCCGCGGTAGTAGTCCGCCGCTGCGGTGTCGCCACGGGCCTGTGCCTTGGCTGCCAAGCGGCGCAGGTCTTGCCCGGCGGCATAGCCACGGTGGAACTTGTCGATGCGTTCACGGACGGCTTTGATCGCTTCTGGTGTTTTGGCATCTTGCAGATCAGAGTGTAGCTCGGCCAAATTCTCACCTTCAGCCCCCAAACCGAGCAAAACGCCCTGGCCGACAGTTTGAACGGCTTGACTGACGTCCTGCGGCAAGAGAGGTTGTCGCTGATCCTGTGGCTTACCAACATTCTCGATCGCAGTGGCGGCCGCTTGGCCAGGGATCGAACCAACTCCACCGCCGATAGATTTACCAGTGAGGCGTGCTGCCTCCTGAGCGAACGGTTTCGCAGTTGCTGGAAAAGCACTTTTAAACAAAGGGCCAAAAGCACGACCACCGATTTCTGTTGTGATCAATTCAGGGATCGCTTCCACAGTACCCTTGGCCGCGCCTTCGACCATCGGCAGCGTTTCACCACTATTTTCTTGCGCTGCCTGAACCATTCTTTCTTGGCCACTGAACAACATGTTCGCTATGCCTGGTCCTGATCCACCGATAATTCCTCCAATGGCTCCTCCTGGAGTTAAGCGTTCATCTGGCTTAAGGCCATAATTTGCAGCAGCAGCACGCAACCGATCAGCTTCCTCGAAGGCATTTACGGATTGTTCAGGCTTGACGCCTGGAATGGATGGGCCTTGTGAGATGGCACGTAACCGGGCCTGTTCCTCAGGGGATGTCTGAGGTAGACCAAGAGCCTTCATACCGCGCTCGGCATAGTCCTCCAACGCTCCGGTAGTGGTCAGGACGTTAGCGCCCAATCGCTCCGACTCACCGATGGCGGAGCGAACCATCTGCTCCCCAAACCCAACAGGGGTTTTTGATTCCTCAGAATAATTCTGGTCCCAAGGCATCTTGCCGTGGTCGTAAGTTGAGCCATCATCCTCATAGCTCAATTCCCACGGCTTCGGTTGATTGCCTGGCTGATATGGCGCAATCGGGATGTATGGGATTGGATCGGCCATTAGATCTTCTTCCAATCCTGCGGGTTGTTTGGATCACCGCCCATGAACATGTAACCGTTGCGCGTATCGCCCTTCATTGGGCGTTGCACGCGCCCAGGTGTAGCCGGACGCTGCGGCGCTGGTGCCCCGGCATGCGGTGCGGCCTGCGGCTGGGGTGGAGCTGGCGGCGAAGCGGCGGCTGCGGGTTGCGGCCGGTTGGGCGGGGTGATGCCGCCTGGGGATGGACTTGGCTGTGGTGCTAGGCCGGGCCGGCTCTGAGCCGGTGGGCCTTCTGCAATCGGCTTGTAGTACACGCTCCCGTCTGGCGCGCGGATTACCTGCATGCGTGTGTGGGTCACGTTTCCCTTTGAGTCCATGGAATCCATCGTATTCTCAATCTGTGGATTTCGAGGCTGCTTGTCCTTCTGGTGGGCGAAACCGGAAATGGTGGCGTCGCGCAAACCTTCCAGATACTGCTTTCTTTCCGGCGTGATCGTTGGGTCCGCCAACTGGGTGTTGATGACGCTCAAGGTCTGGTTCAGCATGCCGCCTTCTGAAGCATGAATCCGCGCTGCCTCAATCTCAGCACCAGCATGGATATTCGCTTCCTGTAGAGAAGTCCGGCTACGCAACTGCTCGGCCACAATGCTCTGGGCGAAGGCCATCATCTTGGAATCTTTCTCCGAATAGCCAGCGTCCTTGAATGCCTCGTATGCGCGTTCCTGCTCTGTTGGCATCAGTTCCTTGGGGAGGTCTTTGCCGTGGTCGAAATACCATGCGCGAAGACGATCCATCTTCTGAGCCAGAGATTGATTCACTACGCTGGTCGTAGCCTGTTGCTGAGCCTGTTGTGGGGTCGCTCCATTGGCAACGGCCTGATCCCTGGCCTGCATGTACTGCTGGGTCATCTGATCGTTTTGAGCGGCCTTGCCAAGGTTCTGGGCTCCGCCGATTGCGGCGATGTGACGCGCAGCCATTGTCTGTCTCTGTGAAGCCCCATTGCTTTCAGCATTGATGAGCTTCTGCTGGATCGCAGGATCACTGTTTCCAACAGCCATCACCGCCTGCTGGCGCCCCATCATGTCGCTCACATCATCAACCGGGTGAACGCCATCCGGAGCTCCCTTCATCCCACGGTAGAACAGATCGTGGTCTTGCGGATGGCCAGAGATGAGAACCGGAGGAGCTAGTTTCGATGAAACTGTCTTGACTCCATTCCAGTTCCCATTGGTGGCGTGATTCGCCATGTCCTGATGAAGGTCATGCATCGGGCTTGTGCCATCCGGCTGGCCATCGCCGTTGTGGTCGTAGTTCGTCACGGCCATGATCGATGGGTGACCGCCCAGGGCGAGGCTGTACACGTCGGAGAAGTCATCGTCGCTCATCGAATGCGGATCGGCTCCGCGCTTCAACGCAGCAGCATTCGACATGGTGCGAGTCACGCCGTCCTGGACGGGGCCATCTATCATGACGCTGTAGCGTCCTGCCTGAGCGCTCCTAAGGTCATTGGCGTGACTGTCGATTTCCCTCATCGCAGCTTCGTCGCCACGGTAATATGCAGCCCTGGATAGTTCCTCCAACTGGCCGATCTGCTTGTCATAGGCTTCAACAGCTGCCTTGTTGAACTCCATGGTCTGCTGCCGGTCGGCGCGCTGTGAAGCCTGATTCTGCAAGCCGAATTCCTGCTGGCGTAGACCGAACTCCTGTTGCCAGTTCTGCTGCTTCTGGGCGCGGTCGATCATGCCGCCAGCTAACTCTGCGCCACTGGTCAGACCAGAGGAAAGACCGGCTGCTAGGCCACCACGAGGATATTCCACTCCGTATGCCATTGGTCTTCCCCTTAAAACATCCTACTGCCAAAATATCCAGCAGCAGCACCGATCAGAGCGCCTGCTGCGGTTCCCAACCCGGGCACGACCGAGCCGCCAGCCGCACCAGATGCGGCACCGCTGGCTACGGCACTACCAGTACCAACGGCAGCCGTAGTAGCGGCTGGAGCAGCCACGCCAGACCCTACGACAGCGGCTTCAAAGGCCGGAGTGGCAGTCTCGATGGCAGCGCTCGTTGGAGCCACGGCACTCAACCCAGAAGCGGCGATGCTTGGAGCATTCGATCCGACCACTGATCCGGCAAGTCCGCCGACCTGAGAGCCTAACTGCCCCTTTGCAGCCTTGGCTTGGGCCTTGATGTTCGTGTTCTCGATCCCGCGCTGAGTCTCCTGCTTGGCCACGTCATCCATGCCCCTCATGGACTGGTCAAGTTCGCTCTGCCCGAAACCGATTAATCCATAGTCGGCCATGTAGTTTCTCCTTAAGCTTGTGCCCCACCGATAGCGCCAGCCGGCAAAGCAGGCGCAGTCGGCGAACCAGTGAGAGCCATGTTCTGAAGGTTGTACGTACTGATCGCTGCCCGGTTGGCAGCATCGTCCATCGATGTGGTCTTGGCCACCGCCTGCTGGCGCCCAAGGGCTGCCTTCTGGTCAGGCGTCAGGACAATGCCTTGAGACTTTAACTGCTTGTTCAGGCCCTGCTGCTGCGCCTGAAAGGCATTGCCTGCCGTCGCCATTGCCTGCTGGGCAGAAGCAGTCGGCGCATTCGGGTCCGTGGCGAAGGAGATAAGCTTGTTCTCCTGTGGGACGAACTGGGCCAAATAATTTTGGTACTGTGAATTTATTACGTTGGCCAAAATGTTGCTCGCGCTTCCTGGCTGCATGAATGAGTAACTGGTCGAACCGCCGCCCATCGTCGTTCTCCTTTTAGCTCATGGTGATGCCGTAGTTCGGAGCCGCTGCCGGCGGCGCAGAACCACGCAAGGCTGGCTGTAGACCATAAGTCCCAGCGTATCCCACACCAGTACCAATGGCCTGTCCCAAACCTTCTGCATTGGCCGCTGAGGCATTGGCGTTGGCTGCCGTCACCTCACCGCCAAGATTGGCCAGATCGGATAGAGAAGTGCTGGCCGTAGCCTGCTGGCCCTGGCCAATGGCCATGATCTGCTGCAAGCCTTCCAAGTAGCTCTTGTCGGCTGAGGCGTCCGCCGCGGTAACGGCTCCGCCAGTAGCGCTAGCCTCGTAGTTGGCGAACTTTCTCAGGCCGAACACGTCACGGCCGCTACCCGTCTCCACCCCTGCGTCTCGTAGAGCCATGCTCATGCGCTGGCCTGCATTGCTGAACTGGCCGCGTACATCGGTGACGCCTTCGCCACCCAGAAATGCCCTGGTTGGCTGCTGGCTCTGGTCGACCCGCTGCTGGAAGAACTGCACAACCGGCTGCCAGCGCCGCTGATAGTCGGCGTACTTCTGCTGGAAAACATTGGCCTCGGCAATTTGTTCCGGGCTTTCAGGCACCTGGCTATCACTCCCGCCCATGGCTTATACCTCTCTCGTCCACTTGACATACGCGATCTTCCAAGGCTCCAGCAGCACCCGCTCGTAGCCGCGGCGCAAAACCGGGTCCAGAAACCCCACCCGCTTGCATTGCATGGTTTGGGCAATCTCCAGCACCTGTTCCTCGTACTGCTGAATGACACTGCGACTGGCGCTACTGTAGGCCCACCATACTAGTAGTTCGTAAGCCTGTTCCGCCGCCGGCAGGGATGGGAGGTAGATCGGCTCGCGTTTCACGATTACGAATCCGTCGTCGCACACAAACAGCTTGGACTGATTCAGCGCCAGGTCCAGGTAGACATCCTCCGGCCGCATCAGGCCGCGATGCGGTTCCATGGCCGACATCAGGCCTGGCAGGATGCGATCCCACCATGGTCGAAAATCCTCTTGCAGGACGAGCTGGCTCATTGTGTCGTGTCCACCTGGCTCACCATTCCCTCCATCTCCTCCAGTGCTTTCTGGATAAACATACGATAGGCACGTTTGGCGCGCTCGTTCCAGTGGGCAGGAGGTTCTATCGGCACAACCGCGAAGGACCCACCGCTGACTTCCTGCATGATGCTGGAAGCTTCAACTGGCGGCAGGTCCCGCAATGATCGATAGATCTGCATGATATCAACGGGGGTAGCCCGCCCCTCCTTGATCTTGTTGGCCAACTCCGCGAGCACGTCGATGGCTTCCCTTGGCATTGGTCTGGAGAATCATTTGGGGGTGCGCGACTTCTGCGGGCCATCCCGGAACAGGCTGGTCAGCGTGTCCTGAGATCCTTTTAGGCTCGACATGGTGTGCCCCATTTCATTCAGCTTTTCGTAGAGCTTGCTGAATTCGGTGGTTAAACCGTCCTTGGTCGGCAGATGCCGCAGTTCACTTTCCAGCGCCTGAATACGGCTCTCATGTCGCTCTACCGCCGCCTTTTGCTTGTCGTGTTCCTCCCATTGCCGCCTGCGGTTGATATCCTGCCGCGTCGACCAGATGGTCAGGATGCCGATGCCGATGACGGCCCCGGCGCTGACGATGAGCGAAATGATTTCGCTGGCGGTCATCCTTCGACTCCCAGTGCCGCCTGATATTGCGCCCAGCGGTGCCGGCGGTCGTCCAGACCATTGATGCCGCCATTGATGCGCCGGGTGATCTTCACGAAAGCCTCGTCGGTGCCGGCGTCCGCGATGGCGCTAAGACCGTGGCGCGACCAGAACCAGCACGCCGACTCTGCGGCGTCCGGCTGCACCTTTAGCAGGCTCGGATCGCGCGCGCATCGATCATCCCGGTAGCGGTCCATGCTATAGTCGCGGTGGTTGAAATAGCCGGTGATCTGGATCAAGCCATGGCCGGCATAAAAATGCCCCGGTGTGTCAGCGTGCGCGGCTGCGAATGCAACCGCTTCCGGCAGATTATTGCCCAGGTCGGCCCGGTGGTCATATCCAGCCTGCTGCGAGGTCGGACCCCACAACTCGCGCGTCAGTTTGAAGCCGCCGGATTCGTGCGCGCATTGCGCAAGAAACATGGCCTGTCGTGTCGGCGTGTTGATCTGATAGCGGGCGCATCCTGCGATCAGAGCGTCGATATAGGGACCTATAGCCTTGTCCACCGATAGCAACTGATCGGCGTTCATGACTTACCTCCAGCCGGCGGCGTTGAGTCCAGGGCCTTGTTCAGCAGCGCATGCTGCGTATCGGTGCTACTGGACGAGCCGAAGTAAAACGACAGCACCAGGATCAGTGCGGAGTCCAGCGTACCGAGGATGCGCCCGAACACCACCTCCGAGCCGGCCGGAATGGCGTGGGTCATCGCGTAGCCCTCACCGATGGCGGCGGCGACTACGACGAGGCAGGCCAGGGCTGGGGTGACCCAAGTCTTGGTGCTGACCTGCATGTCGCGCGCGCTGGCACGGTCGGCGGCATCGGTCTGCGCCAGGGTGATGCCGGCGTTGATGAACTGCTGCTTGAGCGTGTCGTCGGCCTGCTTCATTGCCACGAGTTGTTCCGGGGTCAGGCCGGCCGTGACCGCGTTCTGGATTGCGCTGGCACGTTGCTCCAGGGTCGAGGTCGGATCCGGAGCAATGCCCAGAACCTTCTCGATCCCGGTGACAGCAGTTGCCCCCAACGGACCCAGGAACAGCCCGGCCGCCGTCGGAGCGACCGATGCGAGCGTGCTGCCGATGGTTTGAAGAATGCTAGCCATTTTCATCTCCCTTCTGCTTGGGCATGGAAGAACGGCTTTCGCCAAACGCCCAGTTGGCGAAACCGCCGGATAGAGTCAGCAGCCCTCCGAGGATTTCCGGTAACCCGTAGCTGCTTTCCTGTTCGACTTTCCCGAGCGCGATGATTCCAGCTAGCGCTGCGGTCACGAACAGCAGCAGAAAGCCGAACAGCATCTTGAGATGGGAAAGGTCGAGTACACGCATGGCTACAACTGGAAGCCTTCCGCATTGAGCGAACAGGTCGTTCCACCGCTGACACCGGTGACGGTCAGGATGATCGAGGTTGCCGCAGCAGAAGCAGGCACGGGCTGAGGGAAAGATCGTTGTAGGCCGGAGAATGCGTTCGTCAGTTCCGTCACCTGGTAGCTCTCCGTGCCCGTAATGACGCCGGCCAAGGTCGCCGTTGTCCCCACCGCAGTCGATGCCTGGAACTGGCAGGTGATCGAGAAGCCGTTGATGTAGGTGGTCTTGCCGCTCACCCCAGCCAGCGTGCAGGTCAGGTTCGCGGTGCTGGCTCCCGTGGTCGAACAGGTCAGCGGCGTGCCGGCGGCCGTGGCCTGGCTCGTGACGGTGCCGCTCACTGGCACAGGCGTTCCACCGGTCGCGCCCTGGACGGTGACAACGCCCGCCGCCGGTGTTCCGGCCGTACCGGAACCGGTGACGGTCTGGGTTCCGCTCGGCGTTGAGGTGACGCTGCCGGTGACGCGCAGGTTGCCGCTGGTATCCAGAGACAGATTGCCCGGCTGATTGATGTACGGGGTGTAGTTCGGTGCGGCCGAGGTGACCCAGCCGGTGTCACCAGCGTTTGCGCATGGCACGAACAGCAGCGTAGCGGTCAGCAGTACAGCGAAGCGAAAACAGTTTTTCATCGTTGACTCCTTTTGGTTAGGTAATGTTTCCTGATTTTAGCGAACGCCAAGTTCGCCTTCGCCCTGCAAGGTCAAAGCGGTCGCAGTATTGGAACCTCCGACGAGAAAGTCGGCCACGTCCAGTGGCATCGCTCCGTACCAGTCCACATAGGAATTGGCGGCGACGCTGGTGCCCAGACCCATGAACTCGCTGCCAGCGGCATTGGCTCCGGTCGCGCCGATCCACAACGAGAACGTCGCCGCCGTACCGGTCTTGTTGACGATGCGGATGTGCTTGAGAATGAAGTACAGGTTGCCGGACGAAGCAGGCATGCCGACACCGCCGGTCGTGGTGCCTGGGTTCAATATGTTGGTGGTCAGCGTGGTGGTCAGAGCCACTGGACCGAAACGAACTGGTTTGTTTTGCATGGTAAATTCTCCTTCAGGTTGATTCAGGCCAAACTTCGATCATCAACTCGCCGGTGCCGACGCGACGATGATCCGTGCCGCTGCCGCCGATCTTTTGTAAGTTGGCGATTGAAGCGGGAATGCCGGCGGCAATCAAGGCTGCGCATAGGCTTTGCGCTTCGCTTGCAGGTTCTCCTGCCACCAAAATACCGTTGCGTTTGATGCGGCCATTGATCTTCCCGCGCAGGTGGACCATCGATCTTGGGATCACCGGCTCTCCCGGCTTGAATGTCGGTTGCTGTGGCAGAACTTGGTCCAGAAATTCCACCAGCGCCACGGCGTCATTCCAAGGCTGCGATTCGTCGTAGGCGTAGACGACGATATTGGTCTGTGGATGATCTGACCAGTGCGCGGCGATATGCGGCTTGGCATCTGCCAATTGTTGATCGGTGAATTTTCTCATGGCGTAGAGTGCAACAAGTACATGCCGGCGTTGATCGTGCCACTGGAGCTGTTCTGCGCATCTTGGCCCCAGCCTCTAACACTTGGGGTCAGCCAATCGGTGCGGCTGACTTGATAGACCTGTGTGTATTTATTCCTTTTTGCGCCGAAATAGAAAGTGAAATTGGTTCCATCATCATGCACCTTCAGCCAAATACCATCCTGTATGAACGGCGCGCCCATGTTGAAGTAGGTCGAGTTGAAGCTGGTCGGGCTGTTGAGCTTGATGATTTGGAATTCAGGGGCATTCAGGCCCCCGGCACTAGGAGAATTCGGCATCTGTCCAACAAGGGCAAACACCACAGCTTTTGGAGTTGCGCCGCTCGCCAAGATGGCCAGTCCCCCCTGCATATAGCTGCGGTTCAGATAATCAGGGAGGATGAAAATCTCGTGATCGTATGGGGTTGATGGGAGCGATTCGACCTGGAACGCCCAACTATCAGCAGCAGACAAACCGGCTTGCAGCAGATAAAGGAATGGCCCAACAGAAGAAATCGTGGCGCTGCCCTGGTTGACCCAAGAAAAGTTTGCTGCTACCGGAGGAGTGACAACCTGGGTGCCATATCGAGTGTAGTTGAACGATCCTCCTGCGGTGCTGATTAGTTCTGCTGGCGCATCGGTGCACTGATAAATCTCTGCGCCAGTTGGAGTACCGGCCGAGGCATAGAGACCAGCGCCAATAGCTGCAATGCCATTGAGGCCCGCTACACCTGTGGCACCAGGAATAGAAAAACCATCCTCTCCTGGAGAGCCTTCAAGAAACAGCGCTGATCCTTGTGCGCCTGCAACTCCGGCTGCGCCAGGACTGCCCGGCGGACCAGGGACAATGATCGAATCTCCGCCGCCATCTCCATCTTCAGACAGAATGAACTGAGACGACTCAAAAATGTTGGTGACAGTGCTGCCACCGCTCGGCAGGTTGTTGACCTGATTTTGGAGCTGCCGAAGCTGCGCCAGAATCTGGTTGACCAGAGCGGTGAGCTGGGCATTGTTGCCACCGGCAGGAATTCCGCTGACAGCCTTGGCGACGGCGCTGGTGATCGCCGGGTTGATCGACTGCGCCATGCTGATGAGGTCTTTCCTGTGCGCAGGATTCATCCCGGTCAGAGACGGAATTACGACCTGTGCGGTAGAGGAGTTAGCCACCTGTCAACTCCTCGACACGCTCGGCGTATTCAATGGTCTGTACCGCTGGGTTTGCGGTTGCTCCCCACGTCAGGATGAACTGGTGATCGTTGCCGTTCCATGGCTCGATGGTGAATTCGTTGTCGTCCACTGGAGTACGCACCGGTGCCGCAGCACCTTCCACGAAAAGCTGCGTCTGCAAGCCCATGTAGTTGTCGGCGCGGACGCGCTCAACTCCGTAGGCCGTTTCATAGGCATCAAGGTAAAGCTTTGAGGACCAGTAGCCAGGGCGGTAGGTTGATTCGCCTTCCCACTGGCAGAGCTGGTTGGTCGCGGTGGTATCGGAGCCGTTGTAGGTGACACCAGCGATCTGCCAGAAGCCGAAGTCTGGCACGAAGTACAGGGTGTCTCCCGCGGTGTTGGTGACAGCGGCGGTGACGTGCACATCCACGCTGGCCAGTCCGAACCCATCCGGGTTCATATCCAGAATCATCCCGGCCTTGAGCTCGGCGGTCAGGCTGGTACTGCCGACGGTCTGCGAGTTGTTGACCGTGTACTTTCCACCGCCCAGGTAGGCGGTAATCATCGTCCCCGAGGTGACTCCGGTTCCGGAGATGAGAGTCCCCAGGCGCAGCAGGCCGCGGTTCGCGCTCGGAACTGCAGTGGCCGTCAGCGTGGTTCCTGAAATGGAGCCAGTGAAGTTGAACGAAGTGTCGAACCAGAAGAAGTACAGGCGCTGGTTGACACAGGCAGTGATACTGCTCGGGGTCAGACCCTGCCATTCCCGGCGCGTGAACAGCTGGGAAGTGACGTTGCGGATCTGGCCGAATCCAGCGTAACCGTAGACACCATCAGTCGAGGCAAACACCGCGCCGTAGTCCGGATGGTAGGCGGTGCTGCGCGCACTGACGCAAGCCTGCGGGAATGATTCCACGCCCATCTGGAACGCCGATGGATCAGTGCCGTATGCAGTGTACGGGCGTCCTTGAGTCAGGATGCCGATGTTGAAGCCCAAGGCTACCAGGGCGACGATGGGTGAGTCCGTCGCCAGGGCGTAGGACTGCGGCCAAGCCTGCGGTTGTCCGGCCACCGACAGGTACAGCGTGTTGCCGACGAACCCGGCCAGAATCTCGTTTGGCAGCGCGATGATGCCAATGAGGTTGGATGGCGGAGGGTCCCAGTCGGCCGATTGCAGCGCCTCACCCAGGTCAGTCGTCGGCGTGGCGTCGATGTAGGTCCAGCCCGACAGCGTGTGGGTGACACCATACATCGTGAACGAGGTCTGCAACGAATAGGTGCCGCTGATGTTGGCGAAGTAGAACAGCGTCCCCCCGTTGGCCTGGATGGTCAGCGGTTGCGAAAGTGTTACGGAAGTGTTCGCAACGAAACTGGACACGGTGGTTCCAGGCGGTACTGCGCCGACGGCATCCGTGACTACCATGCCGTTCGAGATACCGGCAGTGCTGGTCATGGGGATCGTCGCCAGACCCGAGGCAACCGTGCTGCTGCTCGCCTGGATCACCTGCGGCTCGTAGACCACGGTGTAGGCTTGACCCGAGACTATGGTGCCGGCACCGCTTCCTGCCAGGCTCACCGCAGCTCCACCGTTGAGGGCGATGGTCACGGCCCCGGTGCTGGTAGCGGTGGCGATGAAGAAATAGCAGGTGTTCTGAGCCGGAGCCGCGCTGTCGGTAGTGGTCAGCGTGATCGCATTGGCAGTGCCTCCTACCTTACAGATCGGGAAGCCGCCGTCAGAATAGTTGCCGTTCTCGACTTGCTCATACTGGCTGCCGGAACTGCCGGTGGCAACGCGATACAGGTAGAGCTCGGAATACTCCGCCGCCAGCGTGGACGGCGTGGGGAAGCTGATGATGTTGATGTTGTCGTTGTCAACCTGTACCGACGGCGTGGACGGCGGACTGACGCTGGATTCCAGGGACAGCGAGTTGGCGCCGGTGAACAGGTAGTTCGAGTAAACCGGGACCAGCGTGGCTGGCGGCTGGTTGACACTGACAATGATGGTTCCAAAGTAGACATGGCCAGCATCCGGGGCGTTTGCGCCGGCGGCGCTGGCAATCTGCACGTCATCGCCGCAGTATGTTGCGGTCAGGCCGGTAGCCTGCGCAATGATCGCGCTGGTGGTGAGGTTCTTCACGACCACGGAGCAGGTATAGGTCCGAATGCCACTCGAACTCAGTCCATTGTTGACGCAGGTGATGGACACTGCGAGAGGCGTGGTAGCGCCGAGACCCGATGTCGTCAAAGAGACCGCTGCGCTGCCAGCACCTTGGTCGGTCCAGGTGATATTGCCGCCGGTCTGGAATGGGAAGTACAGCTGCGCACCTTGCGAGTTCGAGGCGACAACGCGAATCAAGGCATCCTGATCCTCTACCAAGTCGCTGCCGTCGGTAGAGCTGACATTGCAAGTGACGGTGAAGTTTACGCTGGTGGCGAAGTCAAAGGCCCCGTCAATGGTCGCCCACGTGGAGTTTGACTGTTGCGCCAGCACGTCATAGCAGGGATGGGGGATGGTCGGATGGCCACCACTGGCAATAGACGTGACGCTGCCGTAGGCGCCACTCCATCCAACCGACCACCCCGTCATATCCGTGATGTAGGGGAACGTGCTGGTGTTGTTCACCGATGAACCGGGAATGTTGCTCACCCCAGGCGCGGTGGTCGGGGCAGGCACCGCCAGGTTCTGCGACGCCACAGGGTACGGGCCGTTCGGTGCTGTGTTGCCGTTAAGCGCCAGTGCCACGTTGGTGATTTGCGGAGCCCCGGTCCCAGCGAAAACCGTGCGGTAGGTCGTGTCGTTGGCGATGGGAATGCGCGCGACGCTGACCATGGTCGCGCCGTTCTGCAGTTCCGTATTGGCCCACGAGAACCATTTGGTGACGTTGGTGCCATCGTAGTACGGATAGATGGTCGTGGTCGGGCCAGGCTTTCCCAGCGCGTATAGGTCCGAGATATCGTTCCAGGCCTCCAGATCTCCGGACAGCAGGCGCGCGTTCATCGCCACCGGTGACATTTCGTTCGGCAGTGCCCTTTGTGAAACCCTGGGCGCCTCTCCGCGGAAGTTCTTGATCGATATCATGGATACGGGAACGGCGCAGTCGGCGGTGTGAAGTTGGCGGTGTAGCGGCCTACTCCTTTGGTGACGCGGACTTCATCGACATAGCCCAGCGAGCTGGGTGGCCCGACGATCTGCACCACGTCGCCGGGGTTGTGCGGCGACGTGAGGCTTATTCCTGTGGTCGAAACGGTACCCTGCAGCACGCCGTCGATGAAAGCGTACAGAATCTGGCTGACTTGGCTAAAAGCTATGTGATGCCAAGTATTAACCGTTACGTTTCCGCCAAAGTTATGGATGAACGGGAAGGCAGTGAATACCACGTCAATATTGGCTTGTCCGGCAATTCCAGTGTTGCCGCTATTAACCTCCCATGTATAGAAGTCGCCGCTGCTGCTGATGGCTAGCAGGCGGATATTTTGATTGATGGGCGGAGGAGATAGATATGATGTGACGTAGACCCAACCCTCTACCGTGTAGTCGCCCGTACCGAAGTCGAAGTCGGTGCTGGTCGGACATTCAATGGCTGAGGCGTTGTCCGGAATTGAGAGAGACGATGGTCCGAACTTGGCCTGCGCAGTCGACAATGCGGCATTGGACCCGTTGGCGGTCCATATATGGCGCCCGGTGGTGTCGGTAAATATCGTGCTGCCATTGATGCCATCGAAGTGCAGCAGGGCCACCACATCGGAGCTGAACGGATCGCCCGGAACCGTCGCGCTAATCTCGGTGGAGGTCTGCGTCTGCGAGCAGAGATTGGTGGCGACTACCTTGAAGTAGTAAGTAGTACCAGACGTCAGGCCGATTATTGGCCAATTCAGTGTGCCGCCGCTGCCGACTCCAGTGTAGACCGGAACGCCAGTCTCGCCGCCCGGCGTGGTGCCCATATAGGCTGCATAGTTGACGTTCTGCTGAGACGTAAAGGACAGGGTGATCTGGCCGATGCCAGGAGTCGGCGTGACGCTCGGGGCCAGCAGTTGGAACGGAATGATGCTGGCAATGTTGGACGGCGACGACTCGCCGCCGGGGCCTACAGCGGTCACCTCGTAGTAGTAAGTGGTTCCGTCGGTCAGGCTGCCCACTGGCGTGTTCGTGCTGGTGAGCCCGGTTATTATCTTAGTGTATGGACCACCGAAGGCCGTGGCCTGATAGACGTTGTAGGAGGATGCGCCAATTGATCCCGTCCAGGCTAATTGTCCGCGGCCGTCGCAAGCAACAGCGGTGAGGCTGGTAGGTGCCGCCGGTGGCTGGATTGCAGGTGTGGCGTTGACTTCCGTGCATGCCCCTAGCCATCCCTTGAAGATCGGCTGCACCAGAAAGTAGTAGGTGGTGCCGTTGGTGAGTCCCTGCACCAGCACACCAGCGTTGTTTTGGGTGATCCACGGTTGGCCGGGGATTTGCGTGGTGGGCAGAGGCGTCGGAATTTCCTGGCCAGAGGCTGTTCCCAGATAGACGTTATAGCCGATGGCACCGAACACTTCCGTGATATTGAGCTGGACCTGGAACGCCGCTGCAACAGCCGATACCTGCGGCGTCGAGTAACTGGCAAGCCTACCCAAGTAGGACGATATGCTGCGGCCATCGCCCAGCTCCGCCACGATCTTGAAGGCGTAGGCCGTGAGGTTAAGACCGGTTACGGTGGCCGTGGTCGTGGTGAGATGCGACACGAACGGGATCATGTTGTCGTCGCGCGTGCCCGTGTAGACGGTATAGCTCACTGCATCCGGTACCGGCGCCCAGGACAGGAACATTGACTGGCCGGTCAGCAGCAAGATGAACGGGAAGGACTGAGGATTGAATGCCCCAGCGGCATATCCGGTATCGGCATAGATCGTCAGGGGGTTCATCAATTGATGCTCTTGATGATGAAGGGCGCGGGCTGAACGCGCAGGTTGCCGGACTGGAAGTCGCGCAGGGCCTCCGCTTTGGCCCGCTGCAGGCCATCATCGAATAACGACTTGTTGGCCAGAGACGCATCACCGTTGAACCAGGGCGTGCCTATCTGCTTGTACAGAAGCCACAGCGCGCCGAATCCAATGTCGGTCAGGTAGTTGGCGGCGATCTCGTCCGGAATCTGCACTGCGCCGAGCTTGGGCTGGACCGCGATCATCAGCAGGATCTGATACGGTCCGTTCGGGAAGGGATAGAGCATGAAATTCCCAATCGGGGCGTAGGAAAATCCGCGCGGTCGTCCAGAACCGAACTTCGGGTCCATGTCGGCCGGGCTCGCCGGCGCCAGCGGGAATGGCCCGCAGGCAGCGCGGCGCACACCGATGATTTCCTCGTCCGATGAGAGGCCCAGGAACTGGCTGAACACCGGAATCGTGGGTTCGCCATTGGCCGGTACGTTGGCCTGGAATGACTGCGGCGTAGTGCTGACCTCGGAACTTGCCGCGCTTGGACCCACGCCGTTGACGGCCTGCACGGTGAAAAAATACTCGGTGCCGTTGGTCAGGTTGAGCACCACGGCTGCGGTCTGGTTGATGTTGGTCAGGTTCGGCGATTCCTGGCCGGATACGGTGCCCACGTTGATGGTGTAACTGGTGGCGTTCGGCACCGGTGTCCAGGCCAAGGTGGCCTGCGCGTTGCCGGCGGCGATCGAGACGTTTTGCGGTATGCCCGGAACGGCGCAGGTGAAGTCCGCCTGCCGGCGCACGTACCAGCTCTTTTGACAGAACATGCGCGCCGCGCGCATCACTGCGTCCTGCATGGTGTCGTCGTCGGCCTTCGGCACCTCGCGCCGGATCTCCTGCAGGAACACCTCCATATCAGCCATGAGCTCAGCCTCTCGGTTGTGCAGGATTGGTGTGGCCCGCCTGGATAAGCCGGATGTTCTTCACGTCCTGATCCAGGTTCTTCATGTACTCCAGGTAAAAGGCTTGGGCCATCTGCATATCGCCGTCTTTGCCGCGACGCTGATACGCCTGATAGACGATGAACAGGTAGGCCGCCTCGGCATACAGGTCAGGCAGCGGGAACTTGTCGGAGAAGGTGAGCAGCGTTCCCGACGGGATGTTGTACTGCTGGATGTTGTTGCTCAGCGTCACCGATACGCCAGCAACGATCGAAAGGACGGTGGTGGCAGGAACCACTGGACCGCCGGTGAGCTGGCCGAATGGCACTGGGTCGCACCACATGCCTACTGTTACCCCTGCCGTGTTGGTCATCGGTATGACGGCTTGGCCAGCATTCGCCACGCCCGTCGTATAGAGCTGGACGGCGGTGGCATCGTCCGGAACCTGCTGGTAGACCAACTGGATGTATCCAGGGACTGCAGGCTGCGGCGGCGACACGTAGAAGCGCTTGGGGTCGTTCGGGTCCGCCATGTAGTTTCGCGTGCGTGTCGATGGCGGTTGTTGCGCCCAGTTCGGACGGCCGCGGCGGAACGTCTCGAAGTCGGCTTCGCGGATGCCGTATCCAGGCACTCCACTGGAATTGGTGTTGAAGGGGATGTCCACCAGCGCCACTGCGTCGCCAGGCAGGTTCTGTAGCGCCCCGGCAGCACACAGGAACGGTACGTTCATCATGCTCGCCTTGGGATCAAGCTGCACGATGTCAGCCACCCCGGCGTTCATGTTTTTCAAGTGTTCGATGAAGGCCCAGCGGTCGTTCGTCTCGTCGTAGAGCACCTTGCTGGCCCTGGCGATGACGTTGGCGGATGAGACAGGCATGGCTTACTGAACCTCCGTCGGTTTCTCGCCTGCCTGCGACACAGTGCGGCCGGTGATGAGAGAAACGCCCTGCTGCATAAAGGCCTGGAACTTCTGGGCGTCGTATCGAGCGGTCTGCTTGCCGTAGCAGAAGGCAACGCCTATGGCGTGTAACGCAGCCAGATAGGTGTCATCCACCACCAAATCAGTGGCGTCGCTCGTCAGCGCCGGTGGCACTGCGGCGTACTGGCAGTTCAGGGTGCCACTGCCGTTGTTGGCCGGCGATACCATGAACTGCTTGGGGATGCGCTCGTCGTAGAACCAACGACGTACCAGCGCCTGCTCTCCTGCCGTGGCCTGCCACCCGTAGGGAACACTCAGGCCCTTGTGATCCAGGGACTCGCGGTCAATCATCTGGACCGTGCTGCCATCGGCACCGTTGCTGTAGATGTCGATGACCTGGGTCCCAACCGGCAGGCTGCCGCTGTTTCCGGCGATAGGCAATGCCTGCATGGCCCCTGCCGCCAGCGGGATCGTCTCGAACACCGTGTAGGCGTCCGGCTTGATCTGGCAGACGATCTTCTGCGCCTCGTCCACGTAGCTCAGCAGCTCCGAATCCGCGAACGCCGGGTTGCCCCCGGTAGGAGGCGATGCCGGGTCGTTCATGGTCAAGCGGATCTGCGCGATCACCGTGCTGGCAGGCAGGGCCATGGATCACTCCATGGCCGGGATGGCAGGGCGGGGCTTGGCCTGCGGCTGTACCACTTGACCGCCTGGCGCAGCGGCGACCGGCCGGGGGCGCGCGACAGGCGCTGGAGCGGTTGGGGTAGGCGCAGCGGCAACCGGCAACTGCACGCCCAGCATTTCCGCGAGGTCGACGCGCATCTGATCGTCGGTCTGGTTCCAGTCCCAGTCGTTCAGGTGGAGTTCATCGCGGATGTACGCCACCATGTCATCCCGGCTTGCGGTGGACAGGTAGAAGGTGTCTCCGCCTTCCTCCTGTTGCACGAAGTCGCTCATCAGCATCTCGGCTGCGAGGTTCTCGTCGGTGACATCGTGGATGGCGTTCTGCGCTTCTTGCGCAGCCTTGATCTTCGCTGCTGCCTCCTCCTGCTGCTGTTTCTTGAACTGGTTGGCGGCCGCCGACCGCTGGGCCTCCTGTAGCAGACGCTGGCGCGTCATGGCGTTGAGGCGGTTCAGGTAGCTGGAGGGAAGGGCCTGCACGCACCGCAACTTCTTCTTGGTGTGCTGGTCGACATCCCACACGTCCTGGTTGAAGGCCAGGATCATACCGTCGGCCCGGATCATGAACATCGGATTCCTCACCGTGGTCGGCGCGTGGTTGGCGACCAGGGGAATGACGCCTCCCTGTTTCACATTCAATGGTTGCATCGGTGACTCTCCTTCTTAAACTCGGATGTGACAGCCGCCCAGCCGATGTTCTGGCCGGGCGGCTGCTGTTACAGGTACTGCTTACCGGTTGCCGCCGCCGGTGTTGGGACCGGTCGGCGTCACTTCGGTGTTGTCGCTTCCCATGTCATAGGGAGCCGACTTGCCGCGGAAGCCCGACGGCTTGTCGTCCACCCCGAAGGGCTTGGACATCGCCTGGCCATTCACCGTCTTCTTGTCGACCCCGGAGTGGGCATCGGCAGGGAAGCCGTCCTTCTGGTTCTCTGCGTACTTCATGGCTTACTCCTTAGCGCTATTCGCGCCGGTTAGATGCCGCTGTAGGTGACGTATCCCACCGCGATGTACGTCGGCTCCACCACGTCGAAGCCCCACAGGCACTGGCCGCGGAAAGCGGTCCCGAACTTGTTGGGCAGGCGGATGAACTCGGGCAGCATGTACTGCATTGCCCAGGTCAGGCCGTCGGGGTGGATGACCAGCACGTTCTCGCAGATCGGGTTGCCGGTCGAGCTGTCCACGTACTGCGGCAGGAAGGTGGACTCGAACAACTCCATGCCGTCGAACGGCCCGATGTAGCCCGTCCGGATGCCGCCCTCGCGGTCGCCGGTGACGTTGGCGGCCTGGAGGTTGGTCTGCATCAGCAGCTCTCGGTACGACGGCCCGATAACGACCTTCAGGCCCTCGGTGTAGACGTTGAGCTGCGTCAGCACGCGCTTCATCTTGAGCAGGAAGCTCTGCGCGTTGGACGTGGAGATGGATACCGGCGCACCGGCCGCCCCCAGGTTCGTGTCGGCGTTGATGCCCGCCGTCGCGCCCTGGTTGGTGGTGGCTACCTGCGCCGGGATGCCGGCGAGGATGGTCTTGTCCTGCTGGATCGAGATTTGCCGGACAGCATCGTCCGACAGGCGCTCGAAGTTGTTGTTGATCGCCTGGTAGGCGTCCACGTCCTCGTAAACGAAGGCGTAGCCGTGGCGCTGGTTGATGTACAACTGCGCCGCGGGCGTCGTCGGGGTCGTGTAGGCGCCCTGCGCCACAAGGTCGAAGTCCTTGTCGGCGAAGAAGACCTGCACGGTCGGCGTGCGCGGGATGATGACGGATTGACCGTACTCGCGGATTTCCGTTTTCTTCATGTCCATGGTTCTTTATCCATGGCTCCTGCCGCTTTCGTCGGCAGACGAGACTATCTCTTTAGGCCGGTAGCGAATCACAGTGCCGAGACCCTGTTGAATCGCGTGTAGGCGCGCGTGTTGCTTTCTTGGCATCACTTCCAGATTTTCCGGAATGTTGTTGACCTTGTTTTCGTCGTCGTGATGGGCGACTTCCTCTTTGGTCAACGGACGGCCGAGCTTGCGCTCAGCGATGATGCGATGCTCGCGCACGTAACCCTTGGAGTCTGCCTCCGGGTGATCCGGCATCTGGATCATCCGGTAGCCGTTCCAGGTCGTGATGAAGCCGACATGGTAGGGGTCCTTGAATGGAATCCCCGCCGCGCGTGCGTGCTTCTTCACGGTGCCTGGATCAAGGCCGAGTTGCTTCGCAGCCTTCGGCGCAGACATTCCGCTCAGCGCCATGGCTTTGATTTTCTCGACAATCTCCGGTGTTACTTTCCTATTCATGTTTTTGGCCTATCCCGTTTTCGTGGCGCTATACCGTCCGGTCTGGACTCCATGCGCTAGTCGTTGAACCTTCGCCGCATTCCTGCGGCGCTTGGCTGCTGATTGCCCAATCCGAACATTTTTCAGACCGTCGCGCTTGCCATTGCTGGCTACGCTGTGGTGTATTCGGCTCTGAGGGGTTTCCAGCAATTTACGGGATTTAACGAAGGCTAATTCAACCTTCCCACAGGTCGTGTTACCCATCGGGCTTTTTATCCCGATGTTCTGCGACTCTCGCCGCAGATCAGCATATTTCTTCATCCCCTTGTGATGGGGAGCCGCGCACTCGTGGACCTTCATAGTCCGGTCTGGACCGTATGGCCTATGCGTTGAACCTTCCGGCCATTCCTGGTCGGCTTGGCTGCAGATTGCCCATTCCGGCGTGCACGCCGAATCCACGATCTTTTCGACCGTCGCATTTGTTCTTACGAACTGTGCTGTGGTGACCATGGCTTTAGGGTTTTCCTGTCAGTTCACGCGGTTTTTCAACACCTGGGTTAGTTAAGTGTTGTTGCAGATTTCCGCTGCAATAACTTTTCCGTAGTGCTTCACAGTGCACGTTGTCGACCACAAGGTCGGCAGCAGCGCACCGTTGGCAATCGTTGAAACGTCGGGGTACTGGGACCCCGGAACAATTGGCAATGCGGCCACGTTTGTTTCCTCTTTGGTTCAGAAGTGGTTGAGCGCGCCTGCCATGGACTGGGTATTACCCAGGCCCGATCCGCCCTGCGGCGGCGGCGGCGCGGATGCGTTCGTGAATCTGGTGCACCTCCCGACCGCGACCCATGTATTTGCCGTGTGTCACGTCCTGTTGGAACTTGAGCACTTGCGATTCCGTGAAGTCGTACTGCGGTGCCGGTGGCGCTGGATCTTCGCCGGCCGGTCGACCCTCTGGAATCTGGCGACTGTGGGGTTGCGGTTGTGGGGATGCGTGCTGTCCCACGCTTCGCAAAAACTCTTGCAGCATGTCAACGACCGTGGCGGAATCCAGGGCGGATTGGGCCTCCTGCAGCAGTTGGCCGCGGGTCTTGCCGTACACCTTGGTTTCCAGCCATGCAGCGAAGCGGTAATCGACCTTGATGCCCTTCTCGTCGTCCCTGAGCGCCCAGGTTTCCCACCCCGGCACGCCCAGAGATAGCGCGTCGATGAACTCCTGCTCGCGCCGCACCTGTGCTTGATGAGCGGTCTGTTGCTGCGACTGGCGGGTCTGCTGCAACTGCTGCTCCAGCGGCTTCACCCTGGCTTCCACCAAGGCATTGATCTGTGCAGCGTTGCTTTGCTGCACGACCTTGAGCCGCTTCTCCAGGACTTCATACCCTTCGGTTTCGATTTCCTCGGGGCTGTAGTAGTCCTCGACCTTCATCACCGGCGGCGGTGGGCGGGTCAATTCGGCGATCTGTTGCGTCAGCCGCGTGTGGTCTTCCCGCAGCCTGCGCTCGCTGTCCTGGGAAGCGGCAAGCTGCCGTTCCAGGGCCTGGCGCGAGGTTGCATTGGCTACCTGTACGCCCTCGATGGTCCGTAGACGCTGGAGAAGATTGGCGGGGTCCAGTTCGTTCTGCGGAGCAGGCGGAAGCCCGACGGGTGCTGGCGGAGCGGCGACAACCGGGGCTGGTGGAGCTGGAGCCAATGGCGGAGGCGTCAGCAGGTCCACGACCGTGGGCGATGGGGCAGGGGAAGGAACCGGCGCGGCCGGCGGATTGGCCGCGAACTGCTGCGGCCGTGGAGGGGCAATCGGGGTCGCTGCGGCCTGTGCTTTCAAGGTCGCCAACTTCGCCCGTTCAGCGTTCAACATCTGTTGCGTTGCCTGGGATGGCATATTTCAAGTCCTCATCCACTCCGAACTACCCGTTCCCTGAGCTCGTGCCTGGGCGCCGCCTGATCCGGGGCGGTCCAGTCGCACGGCGGCTCGGGGCCGGCTACGGGCGGTGGAAGCGTTACGACCGAACGGCGGTCGCGGTCCGTGGGCCTTCACCGTTTGGCGAAGTGCGGGTTGTCCCGCTGCCCGAAGTTGATGTCCACGGTCGGACGTGCTGCCGGCGCCGTGGGGGGCTGCAAAGTCTTGACAGCGATGTCTTCCAGCGTCAGGAAGGCGTGCAGTACCTGCGCGCCGCCCTGGACGCGGTACAGGTTCGGCCCTTCGATTTCCCGAAGAACCTTCTGCGTCTCGTCCTGCATGTCCTGGAAGATTCCGCATAGGGTCTTAAAGTCCAGGTTGGTCTGGAGCCGGCGCACCGCTGCCGCCTGCTCCGCTGAGAGCTTGATCTGGAACATACGAATAGGTGTCCTCGTCCTGCTGTTGCTGATCTGCGCCCGGCAGCATCGGGACCGCGCCGGAGTAGTAGCCGACACCGCCATCCGGGTTCACCGACATGCCGCGGCGGATGTTCGCCACGTTGATCGCGGTACGGTTCTTTTCCTGGTCTGCCTTGGTCTTCTGCGCCAGCTTCGCGCCCTCGATCTTCTCTCGGCTCTTGTCGTGCGCCTGGTGGGTGAGCGCCTGGAGTTGAGCCGGGTTCGGTGGCGGGTTGGCCATCCGCTGTTCGATCTTGGCGATGGCCTTCTGCAGGTCCGCGCCTTGGGGGATGAAGTCGGCGGGAAAATGGAGGCCCTTGAAGTAGTCGCGCAGCACGTCGGCGATCTTGTCCATGCCGGCGAGCTGCTGCACCAGTGGATTTGACAGAACCAGTTGCATGCCCTGCTGGCGTCCCTGCTGCATCTGCTCCTTGATGAGCAAGGCAGCAGACCCCTTGGGGACCACGTTGCAGTCGCCCTTGATCTGCGGATCGTCGACGTGGAGCATGCACCACACGAACACGTCATAGACCGTCTCGGCCAGCACCTTCATGTCGATGTTGTTGATGGCTCGGCGGATGCGCCGTGCAGCTGCGCCCATCAGCATGGACAGGCCACCCATCGTCGCGCCAGCGCCAGCCACCTTCTCGTCGCCGTAGCTGTAACGCGGTATGCCAGTGGCGTCATCGGCGTCACCCATGAACGCCTGGTAGATTTGCAGAAGTTCCGATGCGATGGATTGCGGTTGGAAGAACTGGATTGGCACCGCAGCTGCGCCAGTCTGCCCCGTCTCCGGCTTGTTGAACTGCCAGATTTTCCATGGGAACATCTGCGTGATGGATTCATTCGGTGGCAGGCGGTCGCTGTTGATGCCAACCTGCGGGCCGGAGGCGATGCCCATGTTGTTGATAAGCGCGCGCGCTGCAGCGTTGCAGGCGTCCTGCTGACTGGCGCAGAGCTCTGGGACAGCACGGCCCCAGATGGAACCCGGAATCTCCTCGAACGAGGCATGGTGATACGGCCGACGGCCCAGCGGGTCATCGTTGATCGTGCAGTACACGACGCGGGTGCCAATCAGGATGGCCGACACCTGATAGCGCCTCTCCGGGTCCAGGCCGGCAGGGTCGTTGGTCTTGACGCCCCAGTTCATCAACTTGCGTCCCTCGATCGCGCCCCAGTAGTGCAGGGCGTCGATCAGGTCATCCTTGCAGAACCAGTCGAACGTGGTGTCGTTCTCCAGGCGGGCGCGCTCGGCATCGGTCCAGATCCAGTTGCGCAGCAGACCGCCTTGGTGCTGGTTGCAGGCCCAGCGGATGGCTTCCTCGTCGTAGCCGTCAACGCCGATGCACTCGTACAACTCCTCGTAGTTCAGGCGCAGGCGTTCGATAAAGTCACGGTCCTGGCAATTGCGCGCCAGCGGAGCGGGGTACACGTCGAACGGGGATACCGGCTTCCAGAACAGACGCGGTGCCGTCTCCACCATGGGCTTCCATTCGGAGCTGCTGCCGACTGGCATGATCCACTTGAGCTGCTTGCTGTTCTTCGTGTACGGCCCTTTCAAGAAGGCCGTGGGGTAGGTCGAGAAATACTCGATGAACTCCGCGAAAGAACCGTCGAAGTTGCCGTCGTCCATCTGCTGAAAGACGCACTCCTCCATCTTGTCGGCGGCCACGCGAGCGCGACGGCGGGTCGCCATCTTCACGTCGTCTTCCATTTGATCGGAGATAGTGAAGATCAGGTCGCGGTAGGAGTCTCGGTCCATCGCCGGACCGCCCTGCTGGAATGCCTCCACCATGATCTGCTGCGCACGCTGACTCGCGGCTTGCTTGATGATCTCTCGCACTTCGGGTGGCAGTTGCGGCAGATGACGGGGCTCCAGGCCGCAGGGACGGTCGCCCGGCGCCAGCAGAATCTCCTTCATCCAACTCGCCAGCGCCGCGCACTTGGTGCTGGACACGTTCATGTAGATCGTGCTGTTCGCGCCGCTGCGCTGAATCTCCGCCATCTCGGAGATGGAGTACACGCTCTTGCGCGCCCGCAAGCATTGAAGCAGGCGACCGTCGGTGATCTGCTTGGAGAGCTTGTTACGCTCCCAGCTGTACTTGATCTGGCCGCCGATCAGAGAGTGTCGCACGGCCTGCAGGTCGAACTGCTCGGCACCAGCCTCCTCAACTTTCACGTCACCGGGCATGGACGTGATGTAGTTGGGACCGGTGTGCGGAGTCTTACCGGCCTCGTTGGCGGCGAACTGGTCGTTCGGACGCGTGCTTTCGTCGCTGCCTGGGTTACGTACAGGCTGGTCCATCGGACCCATCGGGCGGATGCCTGGAGCGTCGCCAGGTCCTGCGCCGGCACCAGTGTTGGGTCCGGAGCCGAAGCGGCCTTCGCTCGCCTGGGAGGCGCGCACGGATGAATTCTGTCCAGGGCCGGGCTGGAAGCGAGAGTTGATCGTTTTCTGCACCGAGTCCTGCGCGCCGCGGCCGAAGCGCGCATTGATCCCGCCACCACCCTTGAAGGTGGCCTGGGAGGCGTTCTGGATGCTCTCCGGGCCTTGGCGGCCGAAGCGCGAGGTGCCTTGCATGTTTTGGATATTGTCCATTCGTTACCCCGCGCTCATTCTTCTTCTCCGCCGTCGCACTCTTTGCAAATGCGACGTTGAAGCAGGGAGGCTCCGGCCAGGATGGTGAAACGCTCGACGCCACGGGCCTGCCAGTCGGTGGTGATGCTGCCGATCCTGTCCACCTTGACCACGGCGATTCCCTGGAGTGATCCGGTCAGGGCCTCTTGCATCAGGCGGTCGATGAACGCCACCACGTCGGGGTTGGGAGACGTTCCCTCCGCTGGCGGAATGGCGCCGCGAATTCCGACTACTTGGCTCACGATGTCGCTCCTGCCGTGCCAGGGCGTCGGCGCGGCGTTGCTGTGGTGACTTGCACGATTTCCAATTCCGGCAAGCGCCCTTCGTCCAATGCCTTCTGCTGCGCTTCGGAAAACTGCGATTCCGGTGGAATGACCGGCTGCGCGAGGATCGTCTGCTCGGTCTGCACCACCAGCTCAGCCAGCGCGTCCGAAAACTGGTGCGTGGGATGGCTAACGCCGAATCCGATCTTGCGTATGTCCTTCAGCAGAAGCTTCCAGTCCCGCATGGGCATGGTCAGCGTGATGGTGGCCTCGACCTCCTCGGGGCGTTCCAGGCGGACGGTGGCTTTCATAGCCACTTCACTCCATCTTTCACAGTACATGGAAATAACCTTCGACCATGAGTTCTAGAAGCCGGACCACGCTCCAACACGCCAGCGATACCTATCCGCGTGATGTTGTGGTCGATCAGCGTGCCAGAGTCCCGGATCAGTTCGTATTCCTCTCCAGCGACGGTGATGTAAACGGCCACCCCATGGCCGTCCGGAAGGCTGTGGAGAGTGACATTCTCCACTTCCCCGATCAGTTCCAGTAAGCGCTTATTGTCGATGCGGTTCACGGCGTAATCCCCATCGCCTTGATGCAATCGACGTACTCGCGCTCTTGGCGCTCCAAGCCGATCAACTTTTGTTCGGCTTCGGAGAGTGATTGCTGTGCACGTCGCTTTTCTCCTGACGCTTCGTTGATGCCGCACCGGATGAGGTAAAGACCGTGCAGCAGATGTTCCTCCGGAGTGGTCGGGGAAACAAAGTCCTTGCTGCGCTTTTCGACATACTGCTGATAGTTCATGGTGAATCACTCCCGTTGACTTCGACACAGCGGCCGGCGCGGATGTAGCCGTGCCACATGCAGCCGCCGCAGTTGATGCTTGGCGTGAAGGTGGGTGAGGCCGTATTGCCATCCCATATCCACTGCGCAACGCCGCCGTTCTGTCCGTTCGGATCGTGCTTGATGCCGTGGTGTTCGGTGTGCGGACCCGGTATCAGCAGAAGGTGTCCGCATTCCTCCTCATCCATTCCTGCCGGGCGTCCGCGGTTGAATACCGGGCAGCGGAAGGTGAAGCGCGCCGGCTTCTGGCCGGCAGGACAAGGCTGGTGATCCAGAGTCAGGAACTGCACGTTCGCTGCGCTCATGTCATTTCCATTTCACGTTGACGATAGGCCGCGCTGGCGAACGCGCAGCGGTCGAAGGTAGGCCAGCAATAATCGGCGCCAACTGCATGCCCATCACGCCAGTGCGGAAGGCATCCGCGCAGTGGCTGGCGTCATCGTGCAGGGGGATGTCGCTCCACACGCTCATCGCTGCGTTCCACTTCTTGCGATAGCGTTCCATTTTCTGGATGCCTTCCGCGCAATGCGATTCATCGAACACGCAGAACGGCAAGGTCCGGCGCACCGCCTCGATGCCGTTCTCGATCGAGCATGGTTCGACCACTTCGAAGATCAGGCCGTGATCGGCGGCGCTTTGCAGTTGGGTCTTGCCGGTTGACCAGCGGCCCTGGTTCAAGTCGTGAGGTCCGACACAGCGCATGGACCGGACCTTGTTGTCCTCCATCCACTTCTTGACGTAGGCGGCGTAATGCGCAACGCCTTCGCCGCTGGCCTGATAGAAGTCGATCACGTAGATGATGCGGCCCTGGCGCTGGACAAACCATATCGCTGTGCCGTCGCCACCGATGTCCCACCAGGTTTCGACCGGCAAAGTAGGATCGTAAGGCACATCGGTGATGCGCCCGGACTGCCATGCGGCCAGCATCTGCGAACCGTAGTAGGCGCCTTCCGTGGAGGACTTGAACGCTTCCTCTGGGGTGCTCGGGAATTCCCGGTACATCATCTCGCCGTATTCGCGCTTCATCAGGCAGTACCAGCGGCGCTGCCCTGGAGTGAAGCGACGGCGGATCATCGCCTCCAGCTTGTTGAGGTACACCGTCTCGGTATCACGGTGTTCGGCAAACGGCGTGCTGGTGTCAGCGGTGTAGGTTGGCTCCAGGTACCAAGGCAGGAACTTGAAATTCCACAGCGAGTTACCGGCACCCTTTTGCGATTCCGTGCAGATGCGGGCGAAGTCGCCGCCCTGGCCCATTGCCGTGGACTCGACGACGGTAATGCCGCGCTGCGCCGCAATGAATGCGCCGGTCTTGATTTCCTCGGCGCGCAGCGGCTGGCGAGCGCAGATGTAGCCGTACTCCGTGACGTGCAGAACCTGCAAGTTGCCGGAGCGGAAGGACACACCGCAGCTGATGTTGGCACCGTTGGCAAAGCCGATTTCAGATTCGGTCCGCTTCACCACGCGGTTCCCAGGGATGTTCCTGATTTCCTCCGGCAGGTTGTCGTATGGGGCGCAGATTTTGTTCTTGAAAATCTTGCTGGCATCGCCCTTGGTGTGGGCAATGATGCCGATCTGCAGGCCGTCGTTGTTGAACAGGGCGGCGTCAAGCCACATCGTGCAGTATGCGGTGGTCACCCGCATCTGGCGTCCCTTCAGGATGCAGACCTTTGGCTTCACATAATCGTAAAGCATCTCCTGGGTCTGGAATGGAATGAAGTTCTTGATCGCGCCATCGTCGTTACGCACCTTGTACAGGGAGCGCAGCCGCCAGCGCCTGTCAGTCAACTTGTCGCGCAATTGGTCAACGCCAGCATCAACCTCCGCTTGATCCTGTGCGTGCATGGCGCCGTCGTATCCCATGCCTGGGAGTCAACCGGGGCCTGGCAGCGCAGCGGGAGGTTCCGGCGTCAGCAGGCCCTGCACGCCTCCACCGGCATCCTTGGCACGCTGTACGAGCTCCACGAATCCCTGGCTCATGCCGCGGCCCATGTCCTCTGCCTCCTTCGCAAAGAGGTTGTGGTGACGCGCCAGCAGCGCGGCGGCATAGAGCTTCTGCTGGGTGGAGATACGGAAACCCTCGATCCGGAAGTCCTTGACGGTCTTGCCGTTGCGTTCCACCACGCCATTGGCGTTGATCTCGAAACCCATGCAGGCTGCCACGTCCTCGGGCCAGTCCTTGGGGTCCAGTAGCAGACCGTCCTCGCCGTAGAAGTCTGCAGGCTTGAGCCGGACCACGCGAGACAACCAAGTCACCAGTTCATCGGCTTCAAGCTGCAGCCGCCGCAACTGCGACTGGTGGAGAGTGCGGATACGGGCCTGCACATTCTCCATGCCGATCAACTGGCTGCCGGCGCTGCGGCTGTTGTAGCCAGCCCGGCGGGCGGCACCTGTGGCGTTGCCGTCTTTCAGATATTCCCGCGCGAAGCGCTCGCGCATCGGGTTGCCGATGGCAGATTCACGCACGGACGGCATCGCCATTCCCCTTTGGAGCATGCAGGTACTGGTCGCGCACCATGGCGTCGATTCCAGCCGGCAGCGCCAACTTCTTGTTGTCCTTGTGATACGGCAGCAGCACGAACGGCGGATCGCGCTCGGTGCGGATCGCGTCATAGGCGCGGCGGAACACGATGCCCACCTTCTCGTTGAACGAGACGTTGCAGTCGCCGGCCACGGCCATCAGCACCATGATGGTGTCGTGGATGTCCTTGTATTCCTGTTCCTGGAGCAGGAACGTGCCGTTGCCTTTTCTTTCCATCTGCTACTTTTCCTTCAATGAACAGTCGTGGTCGACGTTGGGCTTTGCGCGGTCCTCATGTCCAGAAGATCGGCGGCGCAGACCTCGGCGGCGGCACGGTTGAGAATTTCGGTTGTACCGGCTGCCTCTCGCGGCCAGATGCGGTGGATCTGCGCCTGAAAAGCCACTTCGCACAGTCTCCAGCCGAGAAGAAAACCCACCACGAACAGGACGGTCCCGGTGAGTGCCAGAACAATCATGTCGTGGTGGGTCATCTCTCCTTTCCCTTCCCCAGGAAGCCTTAGGCGTCCTGCCAGTTGCTGATGCCGTCGGAAACCAGGTTCAGCTTGCCACCGGCGGCGTTGATGACCGGGCTGGTGCCGGCGCCGTTGTAGTGGTCGGAGCCGTTGAGGGTCAGCGTCAGGGTGTTGCCGCTGGTGCAGCCGCGGTGCGCGTCGACCACCTTGAGCTGGACGCCGGCACCAAAGGCGGCAGCGGTCGGCAGCGAGAGGGTGCGGGCACCGGTCAGGGCCACGGTCGTGACGATGACGCGCTCGCCCTGGCCCATCACCTTCTGGTTCGGCAGCGGAGTGGCCGGCGGGGTCAGGCCGACCGATTCGTCGCCGATGGTGCGGAGGCCTCCGTCGCTGGGGTAAAACGGGTCTTGTGTCGAAAGCATGTTTCAATCTCCTGCGGTTGTGGTCGGGTGCGGAGCTACGGTCTTTGGCGGAAAGGCCGGCGCTCCGCTGCCGGCACTCCGTTCATCAAAACGGTTTTAAGGCGGCGCCGTGGCGACGTTGTGGGGCTCCTTGGATTCCCCTTGCGCCGGCAGTCCGGCCTGGAAGTCCTCGCGGGCGGTCCGTCGCGTCTGTTTCAGGTGGCGCTGGTACTGCTTGCCGGTCATGCCCAGCGCAGCGGCTTCCTGGCGCATCCGTGCTTTCTCGGGGTTCGGTACGGCAGGCTTGCCGTGGGACGGCGCGCCGATCCCGCTCTTGAGCTCGGCGCGACGATGGTGGATCAGCAGTTCCGGCCGCACCGCGCGACCGCCCATGCCGTCGGTGTAGAACGGGGCCTTTGGCTTCTCGTTCACTTCTTCCGGCCGCCGCCGCGCTTCTGCTGCACCTTCAGGAAAGGCTTTTGCTTCGCCTTCACCAGCTTGAGTGCAGCCGGCATGTGGCCCTGGTAGCGGGACGGCTTGGGGGATTGACGGACGGTGGTCATGGTGCCCTCAGAAGAACGTCGGCTTGGCTACGGCGCGTGTGAGCGCCATTAAGCCCGTCTGAAGGTCGGTGGCGCCGATGCTGACCCAGCGCTGGTCAATCTCCGGCGCGGCCCGCAGCTTGGCCACGAGAGCGCCCAACTCCTCGCCCTTGGCCTTGACCTCGTTCATCAGGTCAATCTCGGTCTGGGACAGTTCGCGGTAGCCCTTGATCTGGCGGTGCTGGTTGTCCATGGCCTCAACTCGCGGCTTCGGTCTGGTGCGTCCGCTCTGCAGCGGCGGCCTGCTCCATCTCGGCAGCGGTGGGCGGAGCGGGTTCTTCCTGATGCGCAGCCGGGTTGGGAGCGTCAGACTCGGCGACCGCAGACCCAGCGGGTGCGGCCGGCGGCTTGACGCTGACCGCGATGTGGACAGCTTCCGGTCCGTGCTTCTCGATCAACTTCTGCACGTCGGCCAGGGAGACGGTCTGCGCCTCGCTAAAAGCGGCAGCAGCAACGGCCTCGGTCGCCTTGCCGGTGAACACATCGGTCAGGGTTTTGCCATCGGGGCCGCGCTTCGGCTGCAGGGTGCCCAGTTCCGCCTCGTAGGCCCCCAGCTTGGCCGTGGCCGATGTGACAATGGCCGTGGCAGCGGACAACTCGGCGCGGTGGGCCTTGATGAGCGCGGTCAACTCGATCACGCGCAAATGGTTGATTACCGACATGGATTCACTCCTTGGGGTTGGACGCTGGCGGGAATGCCGCCAGGTAATTGGCCTCGCCTGGATGGCCAGGGGTATGGCCGAGAACGATAGTGGTCTGCGGCTTCTGGCCGGGCAGCGCGGGCCGCTCGTCGCCGTAGTCAATGAACCGGCCGGTGTCAGGCAGGCCGTTGGCGTCAGCTGCGGCTTTCAGGCCGGCCAGGACGCGGTTGGCACCGGGGGAACGGAGTTTGCGCAGGCCGAGTGCTGACTGCTCCAGGACTTTGAAGTCGCTGGGAATCTTGGCGTGTTCGGCCATGGGCGACCTCCGGAAATTAAAAACCCCACCTTATCGTGGGGTTCCGCCTGACGTGGTTGCCCTCGCGCTTTTACGAGGTGTCGTCTCAGCGGTACAGCGCCTGAGATGAGACTGGTGGTCGTTGCCGCCTATTGCTGGCACAAGGCTTCGATGCTCGCGCAGCCGCGGCCGTTTCGCCAGCGTCTCTCAGGGTTCGGGGTTGTTCTACATCAGCCGGGGAAGCCCAGCAGCCGTTTGAATGCTACCTGCTGGGCTCCCCGAAATTCCCTTCACGGTCGGGAGTTTGTTCGCTTCCAGCGCGGCCACCGTGGCGCTGGGGTTCTACTTCGGCCCTGGCTCCGTGGAGCGTGTCGGTGGCCGGCAAGATGGCGGGATGTGACCTCACCGCCGGGTCGCGCATCGTGTGCCAGAGGCCGCACGGCGCTGAGAATTTTGGTAGCGGAGGGTGGACTCGAACCACCGACTTCCGGCTTATGAGGCCGGTGAATCCTCGTGATCCCAGATCAGCAGCCTGATCCTTCGTTTCAAGTCACCGTTTCGTTCACGGAGATTTCGACTCTCCGTGACGAGAATGCGGCGCTCCGACAGGAGAATGCGGCGCTCAAGGCAGACAAGGCGAAACTCCAAACGGAGAACGAAGCGCTTAAGCAAGAGATTGCCCGGTTGCGTGAACCACGCAGCAAATCCAGGCCGGTCGAACCAGTTAAGTGGAAATAGTAGGCGACTTACTACAGCGATCCACAGCTTAACAGCGAGAATCCTCATGTCAGACTTCTCCAATCCGATCTTCCACGATGAAACCAAGGCCCGCGAGTGGCTGGAAGCCCGGCTGTGGCCGAACGGTCCGGTTTGCCCGCATTGCGGCACCATCGACGAAGCGACGTTGATGCAAGGACAATCCCACCGCGCCGGCCTCTACCAGTGCAATGCTTGCCGCGAGCCGTTTACTGTGACGGTCGGCACGCTCTACGAGCGTTCCAAGATTCCGCTTCACAAGTGGCTCGCAGCCACGCACTTGATGATGGCGAGCAAGAAAGGGATCAGCGCGCTACAGGTCGGGCGTATGCTCGGGTTTAGCAAAAAGACCGCATGGTTCGTTTGCCATCGCATCCGCGAAAGCCTGCGAGAGACGAACCCGGAACTGCTTGGTGGTGGTCCTGACGGCACCATCGAGGCCGATGAAACCTACGTGGGCGGCAAGGAGCGCAACAAGCACCGCTCCAAGCGCGAGTAGTGACATAGCGGTGAAGTGCGCCCTGTTCATCGCAGAAAAGCCGATACCCGGTGGCGCACCTTCCGCAATGTCAAACTGGTCAAACTTCCAAGGCTCCGCAGCCGGTAGTATGCAGACGCTTTCAGGAATACAGCGGCTGAGCGAAGGTGTGTACCTGTGTTCTTTAGATGATGGCCTGACCCCTCTGACCATCCTCGATAGTCTCGCCACAAAGTGGCACATTCCGTCTCGTACGTTGTTCTTCGAATCTGATCCGCCGTTTGTCGTGAATCCTGGGGCGTAATTTCGCGCATAGCACCTCCTATGAGCGATTCCCAGCAAAAAGAGCTAACGCCTGCGCTGCGTCTCAAGATCGCCAAGCCAGGCCACCAGGTAGCGAAAAAGTCAAAACTGACATTCCACGCAAACGAAGCCGAACACGTAGCTAGGTGCCTGCTGGCTACTCAAGGTTTGTTTGACGCTTTGCACGAGAAGCATTTCCCCGACGCACGGCCCGTGGTTTACGGGCTTCAAGCATTGCCGAAAACACCCTTTCAGCAACTTCGTCTGGACTATCTTCAACTTCTAAACCAGAGAAAAAAGGCAACAGCACGTAGCCGCCAGCAGCGCGCATCTGGTAAGTGATCCTAATGTGTTTTGGTCCGCCGTTCGTCATAGTGCTACGTTAAAGTGATAATTCCCCCCGATCCCTACCAGCACCGCCGGGTCCTACTCACCAACCCAAGGAACCGTCATGAAAAACCTTCGCGCACGGTTCGTCCGCTGCAAATCCTATGATTTTTAACGTTCAACTGCAAGTAGGACCGCCTAATGGCCTGTGGATAAATCCTACTGCATGGCCTTCTGCAGCGGATTTGCGCAGCTCTCCAGCCACGCTTGCTGGTCGGCCGTGATCTTCCTGCCGCTCATCACCAGCAGCAGGTAGCGCGCCGGATCGGGCTCGTATGGGACCGCCAGGAGGCGCATGCCGGCCTGCTCGGGCGTCCGGTCGCGCTTGTGGTGGTTGCACTTCGAACAGGCGCTGGCTACGTTGGTCCAGACGTTGCGGCCGCCGCGGCTGGTCGGGACGACGTGATCGCGGGTCAGGCCGGCCGGGCCATGCTTGGTGCCGCAGTACAGACACAGATGGCCGTCTCGCTGGAACAGTGCACGGTTGGTGAGCGGCGGTGCACGGCGCTTGTCGAACCGGTGCCCCCGGTCGGCCACCGCGATGATGGAGTTGAGGGCCAGGATCGACTGCTGACCGTCCCGGCGCTGACCGCCACGGACCACGAATGTTGTCTCTCCAGCCTCCCACTTCACCCGGTCGCGGGCGTAGAGCGTGGCAGCCTCCTGCCAGGCGATCCACTCGACCGGCGATCCGGAAACGTCCAGTTTCAGTATGTGAGGCGACACGGCATTTGCTCCCTATTAGGGCTAGTCTCTGACAGCTTGGGTCGTTTGCACAATGATGGTACCCCTGGGGAGACTCGAACTCCCGACACCCAACTTAGAACGAAGGGACTCTACCGACTGAGCTACAGGGGTATGGCGGACGGTTGGATCAAGCAGCAGGAATCGAACCTGCGTGGTCGACGTTCAAAGCGTCGCTGGGATGCCAGCAACCCATGCTTGAATGGAACGCCAGGAGGGAATCGAACCCTCGGCCACCCCGCTAGGACCGGGGAGCTCTACCGCTGAGCTACTGGCGTGTGTGGTGCGCAGTGTGGGAGTCGAACCCACAAGCCGCTCGTTTTGAGCGAGCGAGGTATGCCAGTTCCCTTCAACTGCGCGTGGTGCCGGGCCGGGGACTCGAACCCCGAAAACGCAAGGTTTAAATCTGCGATGTCTGCCGATTGCATCAGCCCGGCGTAGTGGTGGGGCGCATGGGATTTGAACCCACATCGACCGGATTAAAAGTCCGGGGTCCTGCCGTTGGACGAACGCCCCGCATGAAAGTGGTGGTGACGGCCGGGCTTGAACCGGCGCCGTCCTGGTTATGGGCCAGGCGCTCTCCCGACTAAGCTACGTCACCGTGATTGGTCGGAGCGGCGGGATTCGAACCCGCGGCCCACTGTCCCCCAGACAGGTGCGCTAAACCAGGCTGCGCCACGCTCCGATGTGATGGCGGAAGGCGGAGGACTCGAACCCCAAGCGCTGTTGCGCTCCATCGGCTTTCAAGGCCGCGGCCAGCTCCGGTGCTGGCATCACCTTCCGTTGTTGGTGCCGGCGAGAGGATTCGAACCTCCAACCCGCGCGTTACGAATGCGCTGCGCTACCGTTGCGCTACGTCGGCGAATATTGGTGCCCCAACACAGAATCGAACTGTGCTCTCCTGCTTACAAGGCAGGTGCATCCCCACAATGCTTCAAGGGCGTGGTGCCATCGGCAGGAATCGGACCTGCGACCTCCGCTTTACCAAAGCGGCGTTCTACCACTGAACTACGAAGGCATGGCGAACCATGCGGGAGTCCCACCCGCTTCGGTCAGCTTGAAGGGCTGATGGCTCCAGTCTTTGCCATATGGTTCTTCGAATGGTGCGCCAGGGGAGATTCGAACTCCCATGGGACTGCCACCTCAAGGCAGCGCGTATACCGATTCCGCCACTGGCGCATGGGTTGGTGGGCACAGAGGGAGTTGAACCCTCATCTTTCCGGTTAAGAGCCGGAGGCTCTGCGTTGAGCTACATGCCCATGGAAAATGGAGGGATAGGTGGAAGTCGAATCCACTAGCCAACGGAGTCACAGTCCGCGCCCGCGCCGTTTGGGTTCTATCCCGCTGATGGTGCACCAGGGTGGAGTCAAACCACCGGCCTATCGCTTATCGGGCGAGTGCTCTTTCGCTGAGCTACAGGTGCATGAAATGTGGCGCCCTTGGCGGGTGCTGACCCCGCGGCCTCCCGCTCGACAGGCGGGCGTTCCACCGTTGAACTACAAGGGCAAAGCTTGGTGCGTCCGGGTGGGTACGATCCACCGACCTCCGCCCTGTCATGGCGGCGTTCTGCCAATTTGAACTACGGACGCGCATGTGTGGCGGATCGTAGAGGAGTCGAACCTCTGTGTCCCCTGTAGGAACCATCTGTTTAGCAAACAGCGCCGTTTGGCCTCTCCGGCAACGATCCAGGACTTGTGGCGGATGGAGCAGGACTCGAACCTGCAGGCCGCTTGCGCAGCACCTCGCTTCCAACGAGGATCCTTACCGTTCGGACATCCATCCAAAGCTGGTAGCCAACCAGGGAGTCGAACCCTGCACCTCCGGTTTGTAGGACCGGCACTCTACTCGATCATGAGCTAGTCGGCTGTGGTGATGGTGGTGGAGCAACCGGGAGTTGAACCCGGCGAGCTGATCTTGCAAGGATCGGCTGCGCCCCGGCGCTTGCCCCATGTGCTGGTCCGTGTAGCGAGACTTGAACTCGCGGCCTCATCGTCCCGAACGATGCGCTCTACCAGGCTGAGCTACACACGGATGAAAGATGGTCGGAGTGGAGAGAATCGAACTCCCTTGAACGTGCGCCCAAGGCACGGGGCCAGCCAATGGCCCACACTCCGGTTGATGGTGCTTGCGCTAGGATTCGAACCTAGATCGTGCGCTAATCGGGCGCTTCAGGGTCTATAAGGCCCTCGCTCTACCGTTGAGCTACGCAAGCATGGTGGTGGTCCCGGCCCGATTCGAACGGGCGTCTCCGCGTCTTCAGCGCGGCGCTAAGGCCGTCTCAGCTACAGGACCATGTGGCACAGGGGACAGGCTTCGAACCTGCAACCTGCGGTTTTGGAGACCGCCGCTCTACCAATTGAGCTACCCCCATATGGAAGCCTGGGCCGGAATCAAACCGGCGTCGTTGCGCTTTGCAGGCGCACGCATAATCACTCTGCCACCAGGCTGTTTGGAGCGGACGGCGGGGATCGAACCCGCGACATCGAACTTGGAAGGATCGCGTTCTGCCTCTGAACTACGCCCGCATGATGTTGGCTTCGACGGCACGAGTCGAACGTGCGTGGCCTTGGTTCAGAGCCAAGATGGGATGCCGGCAACCCGCGTCGAAACAGGATCTGGAACCCCCGGCGCGATTTGAACGCGCGACATCCGCCTTCGGAGAGCGGTGCTCTACCACTGAGCTACGAGGGTGAATCTGGAACCCCTGGCAGGACTCGAACCTGCGGCCTCCGACTTCGTAGGACGGCATTCTTCCAACTGAACTACAGGGGTACAGGGTGGTGCGTAGCCCCGGACTCGAACCGGGAAACCGCTGGGTCTGAGCCAGCGAGGTATACCAAGATTCCCTTCAGCTACGCGAAATGGTGGGTGCTGGCGGAGTCGAACCGATGCCCATGGGGAGCTGGTTTACAGCCAGCCGTCTTTCCAAAAGACCTTACGTCGCAACACCCTTGGCTCCAGTGGAGGGATTCGAACCCCCGGTGAGGTCATTAACAGTGACCGGCCTTTCCGCTTGGCTACACTGGAATAGAAATTGGAGCGGTGGACGAGAATCGAACTCGTATGATCCTGCTTGGCAAGCAGGTGCCCAACCACTGGACCACCACCGCATGAAAACACAGTGCGGACGATAGGCGTGCATCGACGCCTCGTTTTACTTCATGCCTCGGAAGGCACCTTGCTAGCGACCCGTTGCGGTTTCCCACCGCCAGCCGTTTACAGGCACGGGTACAGAAAATTGCTGCCCAGCAAGCTCTCGTTCCGCTGATAGCCCTCTCGGACCACTGCGTAAGTGCAAACAACCCAAGTTGTAAAAAATCAAGACCCCCGGTAAGCCTTTCTTGCCTACCGGGGGTCTGGTGTTGCTCGGTAGGTTTCTTCTCGGGACCTGCCGCCTGGCGGATCAGTCGCGTTACACGTCCTGTTTCCGGTTGGCGGCCTGAATGCGGCCCGGCCACAATGGACGCAGCACGGCCATCCCTGTTGCCGGGAAGGTCGTGCTTGAAAAATAAAGTTGCGAGTCCATGGGCGCGAAGCCTACGCTGCGGCGCAGCGGATTGCAAGTGCCTGCAACGAATAAGGCCCGGCCACCCTGGGGTAGCCGGGCCTTCAAGATGACAAATATGCACTTCTCGTAGCACACTGGCTTCGCTCGGCATTTGCGCCGGACTGGAGCGGGTGCGATGGATACGGAAACAAAGTCAGATGTGATTGAGGTTACGCCGGAGATGCTGGAGGCCGGAGCCGACGCGATTTTGTCAGAGACCGGAGGGGCTGGGGCTATCCTTTGTGCTTACTTTGATTCGGCTGAGGTGGCAGCACGGGTTTATCGGGCCATGGAAAATTGCCGTCGAGAAAATGGCGCAGGATGCTGAGGGAGAAATCACAGAGCTTGTCAGAGCAGTCTTTGCAGTAATCCAACTCCGCTATTAGATTTTTTCCTTTAAGGTTTAAAGCTCTCTTGTGCCAGCTCAAATAGTCACTGGTGATGCTGGTTCCTGATGCGGCCGTGGTGGTTGGGAGCGTCCATCAGCTCAACCTGCGCCCGTTCGGACCCTTCACCGTCACGTTGTCCTGGAATATCTTTTGCGCCTCCTGTACTAGGGCCCGGTGACGCTTGGCCGGGTCCAACTGCTCGGTGTACCAGAAAAACCGCAGAACCGCGGCGCGGTCCTCCAGCCGGAAGAATTCGTTGCCCTGGATCTTGGCGTCCACGGCGTTGAGAATCAGTGCAACTACGTCATCGGAATTGCCCAAGCGAAACCGGGTGCGGCAGTCCACGTACAGCGGCGTGGCGTCGTCCTCCAGTTGCCATTTCTCGATCATGGCCTGGCCCAGGGTGAACAGCTTGCCGCTGAGGCCACCCCACTGCTGACGAAGCACACCGCGCTCCTTGTCTGTCAGGCCGGCGTAGCAGAACTCCACGGCGGCTTCGACCGTCTGCGGGATCAACGCTTCCGGTCGCAGGTCAATCGGCGGCACGACGCACCGCCCAGTAAAAGCCGTGGCCGATGTGGCGCCACTCATAGCCGTTGGCGATCAGTATGGCTTCCTTCTCCTGAATCGGGGCGTAGGCGATGCGCCACCAGCGCCAGATGCACCAGCTCATGGCTGCGGCACCGAACTGGACTCGGTGCACGTCACCGGTGCCGTGAAGACGCCCTGGGTGCCGTCCGGCTGGATGGCGATGAGCTGCAGCGCGCCGGTGCGGCGGTCCAGTTCCCAGTGCGCGTTGTTCGCGTCGATCCAGCGCTGGGCCTGGCCGCCTCCGACACCGGCGGCGGCGAGGGAGAGGATCAGCAGCGACAGCTTCATGACACGGCCGCCGCGGTGCTGGTGCTGCCGTCGGCCAGCGTGGTCTGGATCTCGGTCTTGGTCTTGAGGATCGAAACGAGGGCGACCACCATGACCTCCTTGCCAGTCTTGGCAGCACCGATGGCGGCGGTGTTGGCATCGTCCAGGCTGCTATGCGATGACAGCATGGCGTTGCCGCTGAGGACGAAGTGAGAGTAGGTTGGCTTGGACATCAGGTGTTACTCCTTGGTGGCGCCGGGACCGTCGGTGTTCAGCTCGAAGTCGGTGCCGGCGAGAAACTGGTGAAACTTGGTGGCGGTAATGACCACGGCATCCTCGCTGCCTCTTTCGGCGCTATGGTACAAAACCGCGCTTTGCAACGCCTGGTTGCGGCGATCCCATGATGTGGCACCGGTACCGCGGCATTTCCATCTGTGCTGCTTCCATCACGCCTACTCCTATCGAAAAAGAAGGCCGGGGGACCGCAGGGGCGCAATCCCCCGGCAAAAACGGGACCGGTTTGGGGGTTCCGGCCCGCTGCTTTGGATCAGTGCCGTCGACGTTTCTCCGGGTAGAGCAAGTCGTCGTCGTGGTCGCCGCCAGCGCAGGACTGCTCGCGCTTGGCTTGGGATTCGTCATAGTGCAGGCCCCGGACGGGCATCGCGCATTTGGCGCGCTCTGATCGGCGGAAGCGACCGGAGCTGGTGCCGGAGCCGGCCATCCCGGGATTGCGCCGCGGGAACAGCGGCATGCCGAGCAGCACCACGACAACCAGGATCACCAGCAGGCCGAGGCCGGCCATGAATTCCAGCGCCAGGCGGTCATCGTCGCGCTGCTGCTGCAACGACTGGTCCAACTGGCGTTCCTGATCGGGCGTCAGCACCGGCAGGGCTTGCACGTGGGGCTGCGCCGCCGGCGGTACGTAGATCGCCGGCAGAACCGTCATGCCTTCCGGCAGGACCACGGCGTCATGCTGCAGGCGCTCCATGCTGGCGTGCGCCGGCCGGGGCCACAGGAATGCGAACAGCGCCACCAGCAGGGCCAGGATGAACCAGCCGAACAGCGGCGTGAAATGCTTGCTTGTCATCATGCTGCTTTCTCCCCTTGTTGTGAGGCTCGCGCCCCGGATTCGTTGTCGGCTATCACCACGGCGAAGGCCTGGAAGTGGACGCCCCAAAACCAGCACAGCAGACCGAATTTCATCTTCTGGTACTTGGTAAGGCTGACGCCCATCCTCGCAGCAGCTTCGCGATCCGGCCGCGGGACTTCCAGTGGCAACCCTATGTAGGTCGCGTCGAACACCTCTTTCAGCATCGGTGGCAGGAACGGCAGGGCGTCCTGGACCGCTCGTGCCGCGCGCTCGATGCGTAGCATTCGCTGGTGGGTCTGCACGAAGTCCGCCATGCCGCCGTCGGGCTTGCACAGCACTGCATCTCCGTCGATGACCTCTGTGCGAGATTCGATACCGCTGTTGACCCACAGATCGGGAGGCGGAGCGTTGCGCCATTGGGCGTAGTCGCCCAACCATCCTTCAATGCGGCCTAGCAGGCTCATGTTGGTGATGGGCCCTTCAGGTATGCCTCAACCTTCTTGGCGACGTTGCCGTCGTTCATTGCTCCCCTACGTCTTTATTTGGTCCCTCCAGCATCTCGGGCTGGATACCGCACAACTCCATCGCCTTGCGCGTGAACTCGTCCATTACCTCAGACAGGTCAAGCGCAACCTGGGCGGTATTCTCCACCATCGGGGCCTCGAACCGATACGTGATGCTCACGTTCATCTGCGTAGGGTCAAGCGTCAACACCGCTACGCCGCGGCTGCACTCGATAACCTTGGTGTAGATATCGTGCCCGGCCTTCTCCCGCGCTTCCTGGGCCATGCTGAGGGCCAAGTTGTCGATGTCGGTCCCGACCAGCACGCGCCTGGTGATGGACAGCTTCTTGTCGATGTCGAGCCGGCGGAACGGGGTCAGTGAGCCGCCGGACGGATCTGGTGCCTTGAGGTAAGCGGAAGGGGCGAGAGCGGGCAGACCGTCTCCCTGGGCGGAGGAGATAGCGAGAGGGGTAGGGGCCTTGGTGTCGCTCACCAACGTTCCGCCTGCAGTATGGCATGGGAGAAAGCCTCTCCTTGGCGCGCTGCGTTGCCTCTGAACAGGTCGAAAAAGGATTTGGTGTCGCTGGCGCTGCGCATACTCAAACAGATGCGAGGCTTAGAGGAGCCGATGGCGCTCCGACCAGTGACCAACATTTCGATGGCGGAGCGCGTTACTGCTTGGTTCAGAAAAGATGATTCAGTTGGCCAACGCGACTCCGACACTAGAACGAAGCCGCCTCTCCGATACAGCAAATACACCACGTGCTGATTCAATTCCAAGACGCACAGCGGTTCCATGGCATGGTCGTACAGCACGACGCGGACCTCACTGCCGCATCTGGCGCGCTCACACTTTTGTTCTGCATGCTGCTTCGCAGCCTCGTTGACTTCGGCTGGTCCTGGTACTTGACTGGCAGCAAGGCGGGTCAGGTAGTCATCGACCAATTCCTGAGTTGGCAACGCCGCATTGGGGTTTACAGGCAATGTTCTCATTCCGGCGCCTCGATCATAGGCCGGTCCAGACGCGACTCAGGCAGGGCCTCTTGGCGCGGTTGCGGTGGAGGATCGAAGTCCTCACCCAGTAGCGGCTTTCGCTTTGGCTCGGCATCAAGCGCCTGCTGCATTGCTTCGACAAACTCCACACCTGCAGGCGCATAAGGCTCTGTACCGCCCAGCAGATCGATTGGACGCGGCTGCTCGTCGCTGAGGATGTGCTGGCGTACTTCGACCACGATGCGGCCAGGTGGCGAGGACAGGCATGCGCGCACAAGTTCCAGATGCCAGATGTCCGAGTCGTCACGGAGCATTCCGGCTTTGACGATCGAGTCTTCCAACGCCTTCGTCAGATTCGACAGGTCCCTGGTCCGACGGTCTGGTGGATAGCAGATGAGTTTGACGTACAGCGGCATGCCGGATGGGAGAGGCTTTGCGCGCTGCTTCTGCAGAACCCTGGCCACGTCCTCGGCGTACTGCCGGCCGCGCTTGCTGATGAGGCTGCGGGCTTGTCCCTTGATGACGATGTGGCGCCAGTACGTGTTTGCCGTCGGACTCCACGGCAGCGTCCAACAAGCTAGCAGCGAGTCTTGGCTACTCCGCTCTATCTCGTTGAGGATGTCGGCGGCGTCGGTCCAACCCTGGTCTAGCAAGTGCTGGAGTGTGACGCTGTTCACCAATCCAACTCCGCCGGCTCGCGGGCTTCCCATTCCCCATCGCCAGAGCGAACGTAATACGTATCACGATTCTCTCCGGAGAAAGTCCATATCGCCGTCACCTCCGGATGAAGCCGCTTGGCCATTTTAATGGCCCCTCTCATGTCGCAGCAGTTTCCGGGCATCAGGTGAAGGGCTAGGACGCCCGGCATGATGACTTCCCAGGAAACCCAGTGGCATTTGAGGACGGGGCAGTATAGGCCTATGGCCACGGCAATTGCGCCTTCTGGACCGTCTCGAACATGCGCGCGGCGTAGTAGTCCCAGTCCGCTTCGAGCATGCGCTCGGTGCGCTCGTCGCCCATCATGCCGGCGAAGAACTGGAGCCAGGCCGAGAAGGTTTCGATGCCGAGCTTGGGGCGCTGCGGCGGCAGCACGCGGCTCAGGTCCAGGGGCTGGATCGGGCCGGGCCGGTTGGCGGTCTGCGCGCTCACCAGGAACCTCCCTGGCGCTCCCGGATCGGCGAAACCAGAGCTTCCAGCGCAGCTTCGAAACCTGGGTCTACCCTGCCGTCGGATCGAGCCTTGAGGGGCTTCGGAACCGACGTGAAAAACTTGTCCATCGGCCTGCTGCCGGGGAGTCGGTCCTGGCGTTGCTCGCGCTGGTCGGATGGTTCCAGACCGCTGGCTCTTTCGCCCGTCATCGTTGCGCTTCCCCCACGGTGCGCCTGGTGCTTCGCGGCTTCCGGCCCACTGCCGTCCGGGGCGTGAGGGCCTGCCGCCTGTTGCTCGGCTCGGGACCCCTTGCGCCTGCCAGCTCCCCCGCCAGGGAACCTCCAGCGCTCGGGTTGTTCGAGCGGGGGTAACGGGCTTCCGTGCCACAGCACCCCATGGCGGAGCACACTACCCCAACCGAAACCGGATTGCAACTGCCGGTCACGTCGGGTAGTCCCGGTAGGCGTCGATCTGCGACTGGTCGACCCGCTGCTCGAAGCGCTGGATGTTTCCGCGGAACAGCAGCCGCTCGGACATCCAGCCGCGGCGGCCGTAACGGTTTTTCAGCAGGCCGACCTCAAGCTCCAACTCGTTTGCGCTTTCGTCGTCGGGCTCGGTGACCGGGTGCAACGCGATGCAGGTCGACAGGTCCTGCTCGATGTTCCCGCTCTCGCGCAGGTCGGTCAGGCCAGGGCGTCGCCCCGTAGCACCGCGGCCCAGCTGCGCGAGAGCGATGATCGGGATTCCAAGTTCCTCCGCGGTCTGCTTGAGCGTGCGCGTCACTTCGCCAACAGCTTCGTATCGTTTCGCTCCGTTGCGAAGGGAAACGTTCACCAGCAGGATGTGATCCACCACGGCGAATGCGATGTGTTCTGCCCTCGCGTAGCGAGTGATTTTCGCGCGGATTTTGCCGAGGTCGAACGTGCGTGAATCAACCCACAGCGGCAGGCTCGTGAGGTCGTGCCTGACGACTGCTTCGCTCGCAAACTGCACGGCCTGGTCGTAGCCGCCACGCATCGCCGTGAGGTTCACTCCGCCTACGCTGGCGATGCCGCGCAACGCTACGGCGATGGGGTTTTCCTCCAGCGTCAGGAACAATCCGCGATGGCCCATCTTCGCCGCGTGCAGGCTGACTTGCACCGCGAACGCCGTCTTGCCAACCGACGTTCGAGCCGCAACGCCGATCAGCTCGCCAGCGCGCATGCCTCCGGTCGCACGGTCCAGTACCGGGATGCCGTAGGGCACGCCTGGCGGTCTGCCGGCAGCGCGTTCGGCACGACTGCGCTCGATGTCCTCCAGCGCTGCGACCGTGGCTTGGCCGAACGTCACCGCGTCCGCGACACCACGGCTGCGCAGCTTCGCCAACTCCGCGTCCGCTTCGCGCAGCAGGTCCGCAACGTCCCGACCGCCGGAGTGATACCCGAGCTCGGCGATGTCCTGGCCCAGCGCGATCAGCGCGCGCAGACCGGAGTGCTGGCGGACAATCTCGGCGTAGCCCATCACGTTCGCGGCGCTCGGGGTTTCGGTGGCTAACCCGAGCACGTAGGCGTAGCCGCCAGCCTCATCCAGTTTGCCATGCTGTCGCAGATGTTCCTGCAGCGTGAGTTGGTCGACGGTCTTGCGAGCCGTTGCCAGTTCGCTCAACGCACGCCAGACAGCGCGGTGCTCGTGGGTATAAAAATCTTCCTCGCACACCAGCCCGGAAATTTCCGCCCACTGCCGAGCGCCGGTGATAATCAAACCACCGAGTACCGATTGCTCCGCCTCGGTCGAGTGCGGCGGATGCTTGGGACTTGGTGCGAGCTTGCCCGGCCTGGTGTCACCGAGCGGCGTCACATGCCGTCCTCGGCCAACTGTTCCTCCAGCGACTTCGGCTTGCGAGCCAGTGGTGCGGGAGCGCGAGCTGGGCCAGCCGAGCCGTTACCGCTGCGCCGTTCCAGCGTCGTGCGAATCCAGTTCCGCCAGGTCGCAAGCCAGTCGGCCTTGCGTGCCTTGGCCGTGGGTGCCGCAACCCAGTAATCTCGAAACCGCTCGGCCTCGCGCTTGGCGTCGTCGTCCGCCATCCCGAGTTTCACGGCCTCGGCCAGCCATTCCGGGCTGAGCTTCCAGTCGTCCGGCAGCCGGGAACCTTTCGGGTCCGGCTTGGGCGGTTCGAGCAGTTCGGCCTGGGGTGGTGCAGCGGTAGCTCCGGGTGGTCGACGTCGGCCGGTTGGGGGTTGGGAAACTCTCTCCCCCACACCCCCTCTCTCGTACTCGGAAAAAGCTTGAAGGGGGGGTAAAGCTTCTTCTTTTTGTTCTTGCTTATGCTTATGCTTATGCTCTTGCTCTTGGTTTGGCAGTCTGGTATCCAAACCCTTCTCAGACGGTTTCCGGACCCATATATCGAACTGTTCCAGGAACCGTGGTCCCAACTGTTCAACATGAGTTCTAAGTGCTTGCCAAGCTTGAACTTTTAGAATGCACTCCGGAATTTCCTCCCAATGGAAGCGCCAACCTGTCACAACATTTTGGTTTTCGGGGCGGTTGTAACGAAAACCTTGTGGTAACCAGACCAATCCGACGGTCCAATCCGCGTTCGCCATACCCATGTCGAACAGTTCCTGGAACGATTCCCGGAATCCTTCTATAGACCATTCCAGGGACTCTGCAAAATCACGTTCACGGCCGATCACCAATCCAGGCACAGATGATCTGCGGGGACAGGTTAGCAGGTACTGCCAAAGAGACTGCCCGTTGGGTTGTGGCTTGCTCAGAGCCTGGAACCCGGCGTCGGTCCACATGCGGTAGTAGACCTTGCCGTAGCGGCCTAGAGAGTCGCGGGGAGGGTTCTTCTGCTTGTCCTGATCCTTCGGCTTTCTAGCCATTGGCGTTCTCCGCCGGTTGTCCGCCGCGGGCAATCCTGAGTCGCTGTGTCTCGTAGGCGTCGGCTACTTCAGGATCGCGGAGGTTTTTCAGCTCGACGGCGATTTGCCATAGGCGCACGGCCTTGTCGTCATCGGTACCGGCTGCGCCGTAGGCCAGGGCGGCTGCCATGACGGCACCACGGGCGCTTTCGAGACGGGATTGGCGAAGATTCAGGTTGAAACGAAGTAGTGCCACGTTGGCTTACCTCTCAGACAGGTTGATGGGGCTTTCTCGGCCGCTTTGGGCGCGTCTGAGACGCCTACTCACACTTTCAGGGCATGCCTGCCCACCGCGAAGCTGGAAGGAACTATGCGCCGCCTGGCTTGCGCTGGTCAAGCCGCTGAACCTTATGCGGGGTCCAACCCCAAAGGGCACAGGGGCCGTGGCGCTGGGCGTGCAGGACGCACTGGTAGGGCGCCCATTGCCGACCTTCCGGACATGGTGCGGAATATGCGCCGTCCGACGAGTGGCAGTCAATAGTGCGTTGCGGAATTTGACAACGGCGGTGATGGGCTTTAATGTGGAGTCGTTGCAACTTCTAGCAACACCCAGCGCCTCGTGGGTCTGAACTGTGGGCGGAGAACCAAATGAACAAAGCCGTCTTCTGGTACCGCGAATACGTCGCCTGTGTCCGCCGCGCCAATACCGAGCGCAACGCGTTCGGAAAATCGCAGAACTCCATCTATCTGCGCAACTTGCGCGATTCTGCCAAGCGTGCGCGGCAGGCGTGGCTCAGTGCTGCGCTCCACGAGCGTCTCAACGTCGCCTAGAACAGGAGGGTTTGAACATGAGCGAGACGAAACACACGCCGGGGCCATGGAAGGCTGGCCGCTTCAATACCAATCCGGCAGCACCGATCCAGATTTACGGCCCTGACCGTGACCCGATTGTCACCACTGCGCACTGCTACGGCGATCACGATGCTAACGCCGCCTTCATCGTCCGCGCCTGCAACAGCCACGATGCGCTGGTGGCGGCGCTGGAGCACATCGTAGAGTCAATCGAGGATGCCAAGCATGTCCTCGGCAGCGACAGCCGCGAAGGCCGCACGCTGGACGCGATCATGTCCTGCGGCGCGATGATCGAAGTCCGCGCCGCCCTCAAGCTGGCGCGCGGGGAGGGATAAGGGATGCGTTCCACACAACCCAGTGTCCGCAATCCAATGCTCGCGGTGCCCGAGGTCCGGGCGCACCGCGCTCAATCCGATTGAGCAGCAAGCGGCGCGGATGGGTGCGATGGCTTTGAAGCGCTGCCGCACCGAGAACCTGGAGAGGCTGGCCCAGCGCTACAGCGATCAGTTGGAGTACCAGAACATCATGGCGGACCCGGAGCTGAACGCGCCATGAACTTCATCGGCATCATCCGCATGTTGCAAAGCAGTACCATTTCCCACAACACAGATTAGAGGAGTTACTAATGCAAACATGGGTCACAGATTCAAATGGTAATCGCTGCAGTATCGAGTATTTCGGCACCGAGGAATCAGCCCAGAAAGCGCTGGATAGCTTGGAGAACTGCAAAGATTGCATCAATTGCTCGGACTGCTCGGACTGCTCGGACTGCTCGGGCTGCTCGGACTGCTCGCGCTGCTCGGGCTGCTCGGACTGCTCGGACTGCTCGGACTGCTCGGACTGCTCGGACTGCTCGGACTGCTCGGACTGCTCGGACTGCTCGCGCTGCTCGGGCTGCTCGCGCTGCTCGGGCTGCTCGGGCTGCTCGGGCTGCTCGGACTGCTCGGGCTGCTCGGGCTGCACGGGCTGCTCGGGCTGCTCCAATGTGGCCAATCTCTACAATAAGAAAAACCTGAAAGGCGATCCGGACAGCGAGTGGACTGGTGCACCGCCCATCCCGATCATTCCCAACATCCACAATGTTATCTACGAGGCCGTCACGCAGCCTAACGCACTCGACATGCGGCAATGGCATTCGTGCGACACCACGCACTGCCGCGGCGGCTGGGTCGTAGCCAAGGCTGGAGACGCTGGCCGTGCTCTGGAGCGCTTCCACAACACATCCCTGGCGGCGCAGTTGATATACGAAGCCAGCGGTTACAAGATCAATCCTTGCCGTTTCTACGATTCCAACGAGGATGCACTGGCAGACATGAAGCGTTTGGCTGAAGGTGGCGCGTGATGCGCAGACAGAGCATAAACAGGCCCGTCATTGGATCGCAGTACGTCGCGCCAGAAGCCCAAGTGGTATCTCTGGTGCTGCGCAATCGCAGCAGCGGAACACATTACCTGCATCCGCGCGTCCAGGACTTCACCACGGCCCAGCGCCAGGTAGCGCGGGAGCGCGGCATCCAGGCGTTGATCCGGCGCGTGGCGGGTGCGCCGTGAAACTGTGGGTGGAGGACTTCACCAGCGCCGCCCTGGCACACGCCGTCGGCGCAACGCTGAATGACCACTTTCCGGAACTAGTGCCTTGCGTGGTCGGCATCGTGCCGATCCCGCACTTGCGTGTCGTGCAAGTGGTGTTTCGGGTGCCGGATGAGCTCTACGCGAAGCTCAAACAGATGCGCAACCAGGGTGGCAGGCTGCAGGACGCGCATGGCGTGAGCCTGAGCGGTGGCGCCGACGGGACGGCTTTTTCGTTGGACACAAAGCCGTGAGAAACCACGGCAACCGTCCCAGCACGGTGTTCTACACCTTGAATCGTCGCTTCCGGGTGGTGCGCCGGTTTGGCACCTACCAAGTACAGAGAAAGCGCAAGGTCGATCAGGGCAACAACCTCTGGCAGCCAGTGCACTCCTACCTTGGCAGCACTCTGGCGGACGCTACCAAGTTTTGCGGAGAGCTGGGACTACCTTACGTTTTCAATCCGGAGATTGGCTGGCAGTGAGACGAGCGCGATATGACCAGAGAAAGGATGTGCGAATCTACTGCGCCCGCGGCTCCAAGCTCCCGCAAGCCAAGTTATCGGAAGACACTGCCAAGCAAATCCTCCTGCGTTACAAGCCGTTTTGCCGGGTCAACGGAGGGGCTGCTTTGGCAAAAGAATTCGGTGTTCATCCAAACACCATCATCAAACTCACACAGAGGGAATCATGGGCGCACGTAAACGTCCACCACAGCCGCAATCAAACGAAATAGGCTACGAAGCGTTCCTCGCCTCCAAAGCTCAGCAGAACGCAGGCTCCGGTTTCGAGCCGATCTGGCTGCCCGACTTTCTGTTCGACTTCCAGAGGCACTTGGTCGACTACGCGATTCGCCAGGGTCGTGCTGCGATCTTCGCTGACTGCGGCTTGGGTAAGACTCCCATGGCGCTGGTCTGGGCGGAGAACGTCGTCCGCAAAACGAACAAACCCGTTCTGTTGTTGACGCCGCTAGCCGTAGGCCCGCAGATGCTGCGTAAGGCCGAATTCTTCGGCGTTGATGCCGCGCGCTCGCGCGACGGATCGTTCACTGGTAAACGAGTCATCATCACAAATTACCAGCAACTCCATCGCTTCAACCCGGATGACTTCGGGGGAGCTGTAGGCGACGAGTCCAGCTGCATCAAGGATTTTGAGGCACGCACTACTGCAGGCGTCAAGGAATTCCTGCGGCGGCTGCCGTATCGCTTGCTGGATACCGCCACCGCAGCACCGAATGATTACACCGAACTTGGCACGACCAGCGAAGCTTTGGGCTATCTCGGGCACATGGACATGCTGTCTCAGTTCTTTAAGAACGATCAGGGAAACAGCATCAAAGCCATGCGCAGCCGCAGGTTCGAGCTGGGCGCTGGCCGAGATGAAGTTTCAAAATGGCGCTTCAAAGGCCACGCCGAGATCCCGTTCTGGCGGTGGGTATGCAGTTGGGCCCGTGCGATGCGCCGGCCATCTGACCTTGGTTTCAGCGACGAACGATTCAAGTTGCCAGAGCTGATCCAGCGAGAGCACCTTGCGGAAGCGCGTACATTGGCAGACGGAATGCTGTTCGCGCTCCCTGCTGTCGGACTCAAGGAACAGCGGGACGAGCGTAAACGTACCGTGCGCGAACGTTGCGAGCGTGCGGCTCAACTGTGTGAAGGACATGACTTGTCTGTGTCGTGGTGCCAACTCAACGCCGAGGGTGACTTGTTGGAAACACTCGTCTCAGGTTCGCGCCAGATCAAAGGCTCGCAAACCGACGAGGAACGCGAGGAACTTTATGAAGCGTTCTCTGCAGGTCAACTCAAGAAACTCGTCATCAAGGACAGCATCGGGGCTTTCGGATTGGACTGGCCCCATTGCGCTCACACGACACTTTTCCCTTCGCACAGCTATGAGCGGTATTACCAGGCGATCCGCCGCTTCTGGCGATTTGGGCAGACTCGGCCGGTGACGGTGGATATCGTCGGGACCGAAGGTGATGCGGGCGTCTTGAAGAACATGCTGCGCAAACAGGACAACGCCAACCGCATGTTCGATGCCCTCGTTCGTGAGATGCGCAACGCCCTAGCGGTTCGTCGCAACGAACATGACTACAACAAAGCAATGGAGATTCCAGCATGGCTGTGAAAGATCAGGTGGTGACGGACCGTTTCGCTATCTACAATACGGATAGCTTGGACATGCTGCGCGGGATGCCATCGGGTAAAGTTGGCCTGTCCGTATATTCGCCTCCATTCGCCACCAGCACAGGCGCGCTCTATACCTATAGCAGCAGCGAACGTGACCTGTCGAATTCCGGAAGTTACAAACAATTTTTTCAACACTATCGGTTCTTCGTCCAAGAACTCGCCCGCGTGACCATGCCGGGCCGGATTAGCTGCGTACATTGCACGGACGTGCCGCTGAGTAATTCGGGCAAGGACGCGCTCCGGGACTTCCCTGGCGACATCATCAAGCTTCACAAACGGCTTGGATTCGATTATGCCGGCAGTCATTACATCTGGAAAGAGCCGCTGGCTGTGCGCAACAGGACGATGCAAAAGAACCTGGCGCACGCAACGATCGTTTCAGATTCGACGCTGGTGGGCGTGGCGTCTGCAGACCGGCTGCTGGTATTCCGTAACCGTGGGGATAATCCTGTTCCGGTGGCGCATCCGACGGGGCTCTACGATTACGCCGGCGAACGGCGTCCTCCCGCTGATCTTTTGCAATACCGCGGCTGGGCGGGAAAGCAGACAGAGAACCGCTGGTCGCATTGGATCTGGCGACAATACGCCAGCAGTTTTTGGGATGATATCCGGATTGACCGGGTGTTACCGTTCCGCCAAGCTCGGGACTCCGAGGACGAGCGGCATGTACATCCTCTGCAACTGGACGTGATCCATCGCTGTGTTGTGCTTAGAAGCAACCCAGGCGACATTGTGGTGACGCCTTTTATGGGTGTCGGCTCCGAAGTGTACGAAGCTGTGCGCCTCAAACGGTTCGGAGTCGGCGGAGAATTGAAGCCGAGTTATTTTCGGCAGGCCGTGAAGAACATGGCGCGCGTGGATGATCAGGAGGATGCCAACGAGGAACTGGACTTGGCTGCAGTTGATAAAGAAGAAACAGAAGATTGATGATGACCCTGTACATCCGCCCAATCACCTTGCGCCAGGCCCGCATCTTCGTCAGCAAGCTACATCGCCACAACGATCCACCACAAGGCCACAAGTTCAGCATCGGCCTCAAGGACGAGGCCGGAAACCTGGTGGGCGTCGCCATAGTCGGTCGCCCTATCGCCAAGGCTTACGATTCGGGACAGGGGGGGGGTGACGGCAGAAATAAACCGCACTTGTACCGACGGCACACGCAACGCCAACAGCATGCTATACGGGGCCTGCGCCAGGGCTTGCAAGGCGATGGGATACCTCCGGGTTATCACCTACACCCAGGCGGGTGAGAGCGGGGCCAGCCTGCGTGCGGCGGGCTTTGTGCGGGTCAAGGAACTGCCACCTCGGAAGAACTGGGCAGAGTCTACCAAGGCCAAGGAACTTAAAACGATGCGGGAACCTACCCAACACTTGTTTCCCGAACTGGACAAGAAGGATACCGGCGGCGTGGCCCGAGTTCTGTGGGAGATTCGCTTCAACGGAAACTGACTGCGGCGGTGGGGCCTGCCGCCGCAGCCGTCCAACTCAGAAGCCTTTGCCCCAACCCTTGCCGCTCTGTCCCTGCAACTGCGCCATCGCAGCCAGGGCCTCCACCTGACCCGCCGGCAGAGCGCCCCGGTCAATGCCGAGCGATCCAGACACTTTCTCCCAGTTGTCGCTGTACTCCCCCAACAGCTCCATCACCAGCCGGTCAGTTTCCAACTGGCTCTCGGCTTGGACGATGACAACGCGGGCGCTCTCCAACTGATTTTCCACCAGCTGCTCGACCATAGGCCCTTTGAGTCGACCGGCCAGGCGTTCCAGTCGGGCGATCTTCTCGCGGGCCTTCTTGATCCGCTCGTTCACGCCCTTGGTGTTCGCCTTCACGCGCTCACGCAAGTGGTCGATGATGTTGCCGTGGAAGTCCCGCTCGTCCGTGAGGACCGACATCAGCAGGACGATGACGCCCTGCTCCGCAAGATCCCGCGGGTTGCGCGGAACGTCCGTGCTGCCACTGGAGTCGAACCGTTGCCGCCGTTCCGGATCGGAAAGGACCTCGTAGGCCGCGTTGATTTCGGCCGCCAGGTCCTCGTCACCGCCTTCCCGGTCCGGGTGGGCATCGCTGATCCTCTTGCGGTAGGCTGTCTTGATGTCCTTGAGGGTGGCGTCCTTTGCCACCCCCAGGACCTCGTAGGGCGTGCGTTGCTTCTTCGTGGCCACGGGACTACTCCATCATCAGTGCGTGGTTTGGCTGCCGGGGCGTCGACGGCCGGGGCGCTGTGGCGGCTTCTGACCCTCCACCATCACCTCGCCGTGGGCGGTGGAAGGCGGCTGCTTCTTGCCGTTGGTAGAGATGACTCCGGCCTTCTCCAGGGCCTGAGCGCTTTCCTGGTGCGCCGCCGGCACGCCCGGCAAGACCTCTCCAGGGCCGGCGCTGGGCGGTTCTTCTTCCTTGCCCTCATCTTCCTCGTCCTCCGGACCGCCCAGGCCCAACTCTGGCTGCTCGTCGGGGTCGCTGCGGCCGATGTGGGTTTCGCCGTTGATGGTCAGGTCGATTTCGTTCTTGAGGAGCTTGTTGACGAAAGCCTGCTGGTTGCCGTCGGGGTAGACACGCAGGCGCATCCGCAGGCCCACGACCTTTCCGGCCTCGGGCTGGAAGGAAATGCAGTCGACGGTGCAGTCCTCGAATTCCCGGTTGGTGACCCCGTAGAGGATCGTGGCGGCGCAGGCCCGGCCTTCCGTATTGATCGGGAATCGGCCCATGTCCTCGTCGTGCAGCTCGCCCTTGTCGTTGTAGAGCGACGCCAGCTTGCGCTCGTAGCTCGCCTTGGAGCTGAACATGCCGACGGTGCGGCTGATGTGGACGTTGCCGGCGAGGCGGAATTCCTGGCCCAAGCGCCCCTCGGATTCCCCTTCCCTCTGCTGGTCGCGGAACGGCTTGGTCGACTTCACTTGCAATTTCAACTTGCTGCCTTTCATGCGCAATACTCCTGTTGGTGCGGCGGTAGGAGGCTTGATCTTACGCCTTGTTGCAAAGACTGACAACGCTGGCGTATCCTTCCAGATAACCGACGATGGAGGCGCAGATGTCCGATCCCTGGCTGGAACGCGCCGAAGGCATTGCAGACCAATACCTGATTGAAGCCGGGATTCCCGGAACCCCCGTTAACCTCATCATGGCAGGAGAGCCCCTGATGCCCAAGTTCCGCACCATTACGATCAGCCTGCCGGCGGACGCACCGCACCAGGGCCTCCACCAGGCGGTGCAGGATTGGGCCATTGGCTTGGGCTTGACCATGGCGTGCTCGCAATCTGCTGGTGGCTGGTTTGTGCGGGAGCGCACGCAGCTAACGCCAAAAGAGATTGTCGGGGCGACAGTCAGGCCGGAATTCATGCGGCGGACTGAAGCCGCGCCGCCGTTACCACTCACCGCTCTGGACGAACTGGACCTTGCAGGAGCCTTCTGACCTCATGACCGACCTTCCATCATCCCGCCCCTGGATCGGCGGCAGTTCCATTGCCGCGATCTTATCCCTGCCTAACCCGGGCAATCGCACCCCGCTCACCGAGTACCTGCGGCTGACAGAGCCCGATAGCGAACTGGATGTGGCGGACGAGCAGTTCTTCGAAGGGCGCCGAGCATTAGAGCAATATATGGCGCACAAGCTCAGGACCCGCGGCATCGTCTGCACGACATTCAACCAACGCTACAGCGATCCCGAGTTTCCATGGCTCCGCGCCGAAATTGATGCCGAATCGGAAGGAGCCAACCAGGAGTTCAAGACATCAACCGAATGGTTGTCCCGCGAGTTCGGTGCCGAAGGCAGCGACGACTTCCCGATGTATCAGGCCGCCCAGGTGCAGTGGGGACTTGGAATCCACCACCAGCCGGTGGCTTACCTGAACGTCTGCCTAGGCTTCGACCGGTTCCAGCGCTACCCCGTAGAGCCTGATCCTGAACTGTTCCAGCAGATGCGGCGGCGGGCCATTGACTTCATGCAGAACCATGTCATTCCTCGCGTGCCACCACCACCGATCAACCTAGAGGATGCGAAGCATCTATGGCCAACGTCCATGGCCCGCTCGATCCTCGCGGACGAGGCCATGATGGACAAGTTGGCGCGGCACGCCGAGCTCCGGCAGCACGGCAAGGATCTGGAAGCCGAGGCCGACCAGGTGAAGTTGGCCGTACAGCAGATGCTGCAGGATGCGGACCAGGCGCTGGGGGCGAACGGCAAGCCCGTAGTGACTTGGCGCAGCAACAAAGATTCCCAGGTGCTGGACAAGGACGAATTGATTCAGCGCCTGCAGGCTAAGCTGCTTGAGCACGGCAACTACGTGGACTGGATCAGTGAGACGCGAAAGGCGCTCGTGACCACGAAGCCGGGAGCCAGAGTTTTTTTAAACAAGGTTGGAAAGTAAACCACCATGGCAAAAGCAAAACCCCTGAAAACCATCACCCTAGACCTGGGCCAGCTGCGCGAGCTGGTTAAGCAGCGCGTGGAGAAAGACGGACTGAGCGTGGTGTCCGATGACCTGGGCATCCATAAGTCCTGGCTGTCCCGGTTCGTCCGCGCCGAGGAGAACTTCGAGAAGCCATCCAAGCGGCTGATGGAGGCATTGAAGATCACCTGTGAGGTAGAGGTGCGGTACTTGGTACCAGCGGATCTGGTTCTGTCCCCCGGCTTGCCGGATCGGTGAATTGTTGCTAATGTTTGCAACACACTGAAATAGCGAGGCCCCGCAAGGACCGACTCCAAGCGGGGCCTCTACCAGCAGCAACGTCACTTGTGAGAGGAGAGCGTCACCGATGGCTGGATTTGAGGCTACAACGACAATCCGCGCCGATGCAAGACCCAAGCACCGCTTCGTCGTAAAGGCCCAGCGCAGCATCGAACCCAAGGGGCAGATGCTGTTCTACAACCAGCATCGCACACGCCTGATGCAGTATCCGCTGAGTCCAACCTGGGATCGGCATTTCGGCAGGAACGACAAACTTTTCTGTGAGGTTGATTGGCCGGACGATGCCAGTCCTCCTTCCTTTGTTCAATACGTCAGATGGAGAAACTGGTAATGACCGAGCAAACCCAAACGCAACAGCTTGCGGAGCCTACGCAGAAGGAGAAAAAGTCCTTCCTGACCATGCTGGAGTCGATGAAGCCCCAACTTGCTGCGGCTTTGCCGAAGCATCTGTCGCCGGATCGCATGGTGCGCGTCGCCCTGACCTGCTATCGCATGACGCCAGCGCTCCGCGAATGCACGCCGGAGTCGGTGATCGGGGCCATCGTGCAGTGCGCGCAGCTTGGTTTGGAACCCGGGCTATTGGGCCAGGCTTGGATGATTCCTTTCAAGCGCAACCAGAAGCAGCCTGACGGCTCCTGGAAGTCCTGGAAGGAGTGCCAGTTCATCCCCGGCTATAAGGGTCTTATCGCCCTGGCCCGTCGCTCCGGCGAGGTGACCTCGATCAGCACGGAAATCGTCTACGAAAAAGACAAGTTCAAGCTCACCCTGGGTGTTGAACCGAACGTGGAGCACGAGCCGTATCTGGAAGGCGACCGCGGCAAGCCTCGCCTTGTGTACGGCGTCGCCAAGTTCAAGGATGGCGGCTACCACCTCGAATGGATGGGCATCAACGACGTCGAGAAGATCCGCCTGCGCAGCAAGGCCAAGGACGACGGCCCGTGGAAAACCGACTACGAACAAATGGTACGGAAAACCGTTATCAGGCGCATGTCCAACTACCTGCCGATGTCGGTGGAACTGGCCAGTGCAATCGCAGTAAGCGATGCTCACGACGACGGCCGCAGCGCCAAACTGGTGCTGGACGGCGAGTATATGGACGTCACCACGTCGAACGTGGACGAAGGCGATGAGCCACCGCCGGATCGAGGCACCGCTGGCCTGAAGGATAAGGTTGGAGGCATTGCGCCGGCTACCACTCCGGTTCCGACGCAAGTCGAGCACAATCCTGACGAGATACCGAAGTTCAACGGCCCGAAAAAGCAAGCGGAGCCGGCCCAGCAGCAGCGCCAGGAACCGCCCAACCCACAGGCACAGCAACAGCCTGCCGCTCAGGGCCAGCCGGCTACCGCGCGGAAGCGGCCTACCATCGGTGCGGCGGAGTAAGCCATGAACAACCCGAACACCAAGGAGTAATCCCCATGCAGTTGCAACATCTGGAGCTACACAACTTCTGGCGCCTGCAGAAATTTGCTGGCGTCATCGCACCTTTCACTGCGGTTGTAGGGCCGAACGGAAGCGGAAAGACGACGATTCGCAAATCTATCGAATTCGCATTTTGCGGCGGCACGCTGGACGCAGGCCGTGGCAAGGACAACGCCGCTCTCCTGCTCCACAACGGCGCCGATGCCGGGCTGGTCAAGGTGCTGTCCGATGGCGTCGAGATCGCCCGCGACGTGGCCAGTGGCAAGACTGTTGGGCCGGAACCAAAGCTACCGGCCACTTTGCCTTTCGTCCTGCGCGCCGACGAGTTCGCCAAAGACAGCACGGATCGGCGCACCGTCCTGTTTTCCGTCATGGGATTGTCCACCGGTCCCGAGGAAATCGTGCGGCGGCTTCTGGATAAGGGTTGCGACAAAGGCATGGTCGATGCCGTGAAGCATCTCCTGGGGCCCGGCATCTTCGCCGCCGCCATCACCGAGGCGGAGCGCCAGCGCCTGCAGCAGAAGGGAGCGTGGTGTGAAGTGACCGGCCGCGGCCAATACGGCTCCAAGATCGCGGCGGAGTGGGGAGCCGATCTGCCCACGGTCACGCTGGAGTCTCTGGAGGCGCAGTACGGCCCCATGTCGCAAGTGGTCGACGACATCCCGCTGTGGCGCAACATCATCGCGGCGCAGAACAAGTTGCTGGGTGAGCTGAAGGTCTACGAGGACAACCAAGCGAAGCTGCCAGGCCTCAAGGAGCAGGGAAAGCAGCACGCAACCCTGACAGAGAAACTGAAGAACCAGCGGCAGCAGTACAACGACCTGAAGGCGCAATACGAGGCCATCGGAGCCGCGCTAGTTCAGCAGCCGGCCGCCGAGGCATCGGCTACGCCTAAGCGCCGAGGCAAGGGCGCTCAGACCGTGGGTGGCCAGCAGATTCACGAGATTGTCTGCGACCACTGCGGCGCTATCAACCGTAAAATCTACGGCAATGGTGTCTTTACCACGGCACCGGAAGCCGCACCAGCCGATCCGGAGCCGAAACGCGAACTGACCACGGAGGAAACTTCGCAGCGCGACAACCTGCAGAACCAGATGGCTGAGATGTCCCGGCAGATGGGCATCACCGAAAACAAGATCCGCGAATGCGATGCCGCGCTGGCGCTCGCCGCCGAAATCGAAAAGCAGACCTTGCGGCCGGAGTTGTCCGAGGCTTCGCAACGCCTGAGCGAAGCCGAGGACGGCCTGCGGGAGTGCCAGGAAGCCGAAGCGCAGATGAAGGCCGCAAGGGACGGCGCGGAGCAGGCACAGGTGAAAACGGATCGCGCCTACGCCCTGCACCTGGGTGTGCAGAAGTGGGAACACCTCCTCAAGGAACTGGGACCTGACGGCGTGCCGAAAGACATCTTGTCAGCCGCCCTGGACCCGCTGGACAACCTCCTGCAAGTCGCCGCCGAAGCGACCGGGTGGCCCAAGGTCGAGCTGGACGAAAACCTCAACATCTATGCCGGCGGATACGTCTATCGAATGCTGAGCGAGAGCTACCAGTATCGCGCCGATGCACATCTGGCGTGGGCCATCGCCAAGCTGTCTGGAATCAACATGCTGCTGCTTGACCGGGCTGATGTTCTTGATCTGGCGGGAAGGGCCGAACTGATGAACTGGCTGTATCAGGAAAGCCTGGACAATGGATTCCAGACCATCCTGTTCATGACGCTGAAGCAACAGCCCAACTTGCCGGAGGAAGGCACCGCAGTATTTTGGTTGGGCGACGTGCCGGAAGCCTGATTGTGGCGGGCGAGGCCATATTTCTGAGGGTCATCAGCGCCACCGTGGACGGGACGCAACGACGGGTATTCATCGCCGCCGATGAGGACTCCGCCGGGTTCCTGGCCGAACGTAAGCTGCGGCTAGGAGAGCAAGTAACCGCTCTCCTGTCGGAGAACAACGACCCGCAACAATGGCGCTACGCCCACGCCCTGGGCCGATTGCTCTCCAACAACATCGAGGCCTTTGCCGGTCTGAACTCGCACGATACGATCAAGGCCCTGCAACTGCGCAGCGGTGCCGAGTGCCAGGAGACGATGCTGGGCGGGGTGACGGTGCCATGCCCAGAGTGCGGCACCGAATTCCGACTGCCGCCAATCCTCTGCCGACAACCGCGGAGCCTGTCGATCGAGAAGATGCCGCGGCTGCGCTTCGAGCGGTTCCTGCGGCGGGTCAAGCAGTACGTCATCAAGTTTCATTGGCCATCGTCCAGTGATGGCGAGATTGACGCCATGGTTTCAAATCTGATGAACGGCGCTGGTGGCGCTTAAACCAAAGGGGTTTTGGATGAAAAAGGTCTACAAGTACGGACTGCCTAACCATGGAATCAAGACCATGGTGATGCCGGCCGGCGCCGAGCTGCTTCACGTCGAGTATCAAGGTGCCATTACCAATTACCATGAGCCCGGCATCAAGCTGTGGGCGATGGTCGATGAGCGCGCTCAAGAGACCGAGGCACGGCGCTTGTACATCGCGCGAACCGGAGAGGACCTACCGGAAGAACGTAAGCGATACATTGGGACAGTGCTGATTGACAATGGCCAGTACGCCGTCCACGTCTTCGAGCTCTCCCTGTGAACGGTGACGCCAGTGCTTTCTGCCAGCAAATCGACGGCTGCAAGCGCGTGCTGGTGCTGCGCCGCGGAGGTCTGGTGACTCCCGCCGACGTATTGTTTCCGGAGGGCCTGCGGTGAACAATAAGACGCCCGAGGTCCGCAACATCTGCGCGAAGCTTGGTATCTCTATTGCAACCTATTACAGGCGCAAGCGCGCCGGCACCCCGTTGGATGCGCCGATCCCATCGGCCAGCGCCATAGCGAGAAATTCATCACGGAATTCTCCATGGCGCTCCTTCAAACTGAAAGGCAGCATCAACCAGGAGTCATCGGAATGATGATCGCACAGATGGACAACGGCGCAGTCGTGATTGGACTGACTCGCGAAGAAGTGGAGACGAGTTTTGCGAAGGGTCCGATCAACCTAAGCAGCGGCGAGTATCCGCTGCCCGAGGACATGAAGCTGGTGTTGATGTTCGGCAAGGATGGAGAGGCTTTGAAGGATCTGATGGCTACGACGTTCTCCATGCGGCCGGCGTCCACCACCTCGCACTAAAATGAGAAGCGCAAAGCGTTCAATGGGGAGGCCGAGCGATGGATGCGCGAAGATCAAGCCATGCAAAAAATCATCCCCATCGCCACCGACGATTCCGGCACCAAAGTCCACTTGTCAGGCCGAGCCTGGTTCGCGGACGGTCTTGGCAGCGCCAGCAGCGCCAGCAGCGCCAGGAAGCAAGCTTCGGCACAGATAGCCGAAATCCCCCTCCCCTTGGCCCAACATATCGCCCGAACCTATTTCCCTAAGGAGAAACTGAAGTGCTGAAAGACGAAGTGATTGCCTGGCTGCAACATATTCCCGATTCGGAAGAACTCTGGATCGTCAGAGCCCAGGACATATGCGCTGCTGGCAACGTTCGTGATTGGGCGCATCGCGCAGCCGAGGCAGGCTCTCCGACCTACAAAGTCAACAATGCACTGGCGACTGCGGATCGGATGGAGAAGCACGAACCACGCAAGATACCGGACTGATGCTATGGCTGATAAAACCGGCATTGAGTGGACCGATGCAACTTGGAATCCGGTCCGGGGCTGCTCTCGCAAGGATCGCGGCTGTCTCCACTGCTATGCCGAGGTCCAGGCCGCGCGCATTGAGCGCATGGACCGGGGCCGCGGTGTGGCGGTCGGGGAGGGCAGTTACGACGGACTGACGAAGATCGTCAACGGGCGGCCGACCTGGACCGGCGAGCTGCGCCAGGTGCCGGACCTGCTCGACCAGCCGCTCCGCTGGCGTCGGCCGCGGCTGATCTTCGCTAACAGTATGAGCGATCTGTTTCACGCGAACGTACCGTTCGATTTCGTCGATCAGGTATTCGCCATCATGGCGCTGGCACCGCAGCACACCTTTCAGGTGTTGACCAAGCGTCAGGACCGCATGGCCGAGTACCTTTCGGCGGCGGATTTGCAGGAGCGCATCAGTCTGCTCGCTGACGACATGGCGGCTAAATACCGGCGGCAGCGCGCAGACGAAGTTGCTGGCGGTGCTGTGTTTTGGCCGATGCCGCACGTATGGCTTGGCTTCAGCGCCCACGATCAAGCATCGTTCGACAATCGGTGGCAGGACGCACGCAAAGTTGCCGAGTTGGGATGGCTGACGTGGGTATCCCTGGAACCCTTGCTTGGCCCGGTGGATCTGTCAGAAGTGCTGGACGCGGAGTGGAGCCGCGAGGGCTGGCAATCCAACCAGCACGCCCTCGACATGCCTCTGCTGTCCTGGGTCGTAGTGGGCGGCGAGAGTGGCGACCTGGCCGAACCCATGCACCCGGACTGGCCTGGCCTGCTGCGCGATCAGTGCAAGGCGGTTGGCGTGCCCTATCTGTTCAAACAATGGGGTGAATGGGCGCCGTTCGAAGAATTGAGCGAGGAATTGCGCGCAAGGGACCTCGATCCAATTATCGTCCGCTTTGATGGCAGCACTTGCCAAGGCGAGTTTGTCGGCAACAACCGGCTGATGCTGCGCACAGGCAAGAAAGCCTCCGGGCGCCTACTGAAAGGCATCGAGCACAACGGCTATCCAGCCTAGGAACAAAGCTATGTCTGAACAGAAACTCTCCCTCCGCCGAACCGAAGAACTGCTTTTATCGCCGGGCGATTACGAAGTCAGCGCGTTCACCGCCCAACTGCGCGCCACAACCGAGGTGCTGCGGGAGGTGTTGCTGTACGCGCGGCACGCCTCAGATTGTCTGATACATGGCTGGGCACCGCCGCAAAACCCGGCCCATCGCAAGTGTTCCTGCGGCCTTGACGCCGCCCTTTCCAAGATTGAGGAGTGAGAGATGGAATTTGAAGAATTTGCCAAGATAGCCCGTCTCAAGCGAACAGTCGTGGTGACGGAGAAAATTGACGGCACCAATGCGCAGATCGCTTTCGACGACGCCGGCAAAATGTGGTGTGGTAGCCGCAATCGGTGGATTACTCCTGATGATGACAACTTCGGTTTTGCGCGCTGGGCCTACGCCAACGAAGAAGAATTGCGCAAGCTCGGCCCTGGCCGACACTATGGCGAATGGTGGGGCGCTGGTGTTGGCCGGCGTTATGACCAGAGCCAAAAGATTTTCTCCCTGTTCAACGTTGGTCGATGGACGATGCCGGGGATCGTTCTGCCTGAATGCGCGAGACTCGTTCCGGTCTTGTACCAAGGCGATTTCGACACCGCCGCCATTGACGCAGTGATCAAGAGATTGCGCAAAGAGGGAAGTCAGGCCGCGCCTGGGTTCATGCGTCCGGAGGGGATCATCCTGTACCACGTTGCGGCTCGGATGCTCTTCAAGCAGACGCTGGAAAAAGATGATGTGCCGAAGTCGGTGCAGGCAACGGATAGCCTTACATGACCGCCCCAGACTTCGCCGCCCTCCGCGCCAAACGGAATGCGGCTGTGCAGAAGATAATCTATGAGACTGCGCGCGAGCTTGGCCTTGATCCCAACACTGCGCTCAGCAACTTCCACCTCGACGCCTGCTACTGCGCCTGCCCGGGAGGTCCCTGCGAACACAAGTGGGATGGCCCGATCTACACCTCCGACGATGGCTGCTGCCAGAGCACGACCTGCTCCCGCTGCGGCTGCACTTCCATGAGTCATGATTTGAGGGTGATGCCTTAGCCCCCGTTTATTGGAGAACCTGAAATGACCCCAACCCAACAACCCCCGTCGCTGCTGGAGGCGCTGGAATCTCTCGTTCACTACTGCGAGGAATGTGATGACGACAGCCCGTCTCTGTTCAACGCCCGCGCCGCCATCGCCGCGCACAAGGCCGGGGCGCAAGAATCGTCGAACGTCTCCATCATTCGGCAGGAAGGCAACCCCGAAACATGGCTTGTGGAATGGATTGATGACGATGGCGGCGTCTATGGCACGCTGTTTTTCGGTCCCCACGGTCGCCAGCGTGCAGAAGATTACTGCGCCATGCTCGCCGTTGCGCCCAAGCCGCCAGCGCCACCGGATGCGCCGACCGTCACCAGCGATCCGGCGGCGGGCAGTTGGTTATCAATCGATTCAGCGCCCAAAGACGGTACACACATCCTCGCCGCTAATTTCAAGAATTACCCCGAACTGA